CTTTTAGCATCACTTCCGGTTGTAGAATAAGCAATCCAACCATTGTGTTTACTTTCAAATAATACTATATGTTTTTTTAACATTATACTAAATTAAATTACATAAATTTATATACTTTTTGTTAAATTATATAAATTTATGAGCATTTTAAATGAGAAAAGGTGTAAATACTTAACTACTTTATGCAAGTTCACAAGGAAATATAAATCCATCTTCCTTCAAAATTGGTCGCAACAAATCATTGTCAACGTTTACATTTACAATGCGGATCTTATCACACACATTTAAATTAATATTATTGTTATTTGTCAAATCAAACATGTTACACACATTCTTCAACGCGTCGTAATTTTCAATATAATCATCGTCGTGCTTTTGAATCCACTGATAAAACTCAATTGTTTCCTTTGACTTTTTATACTTTTTGAAAAGCTTTGTTGTCTTCTGCAAGTTTGGACCGTTTTCCGAGTCATTTGATATGTTATAATCTGTGCCAGACAATACACACATTTCACGAAATTCCTTTTGCGTAACGCCAAGCTCCTGCAAAATGTTTTTCATCTTATAAAGAACCGCAGTGTGGTTCAATAAACTAAAATATCTAAGAACGCGCGGACAACCATAAACAAACATATCCATGTCCTCGCTTAAACACGCCCACGCCTTTTTTTTTATTACCAACAATGCGCACAATTCGTCCGCTTCGCCTGGTGCAACGTAATATGAAACGCCGCAACTTGTTATCAATTCTTTTGCAAGTTCTATGTGAGTTTTATTTACATATACAAATTGTTTCTTTAACGCGTCCATGTTTGTTGCAATTTCCTGTCGGTCAGATTCATCAATTGACAAAATCAAACACTCTTTCAAACGATTATATTCATTTTCAGCCCCCTTCTTATCCTCCTTCCTTTGCTTCAATAGTTCCTTTTTTTCAGCTGGCGGCTTCCCATCAAATATGAAAATTGGAACAATGTTATAATGCCTGAAGATAGAAATCATCAGATAAATATTCTCAACAAGGCAGTCATCTCCAACATACTTGTAGAGATAGATGCTTACGTCAATGGCAATCTTCTTGCCGGACAAGTCGCCCATGGAGACGCACTTGATAGATTCAGGACAATTGTCCTTTAAAAAGCTGTTTAGGTATTTGATTCCCATCTTGAACTTGGTTTGGCGGTTATAGTTCTAATTTAATTGTTATTAACGGTTTCAATTTTTCTTTTATACTAGAAAAATCAATTTGCAAATGTGCTTAAACGAAACAGCATATTAAAATATAATTATGCAGACGCGCAGTGCATCTCGTTATTTAGAAGTAGAAAAAGAAAAACAAATTAAAAAAGAACTAAATCAAACTTATGAAGTTAATATAGATTTTGACGAGGCTAGTGCAGCTTGGAAAGCTAATAAAAAATCAACCGGCGGCGGATGTTATAAATATATTTGTGAACACAGAAATAAAAACAATAAATGCAGAAGAAATCCTATTCCTGGAGAAAATTTTTGTTCTAAGCATAATATATAATGCGTTATAAAACTTTTAGGCGAAAGAATGGAAAAATGTCTCGCAGAAGACGCGCTGGTCAGCCAAATGGTTTGACAAGACAAACAACGGCTCAGATGATGGCGATGGAAGAGGGACGTCCTGTAACTCCTCCTCCTGCAACAAGACCTATGTTAGGAAGACAAAATAGCTGGGACTATGATTTGGCTGAACGTGGTTTTGCAGCAACCGCCCCTCCAATTGAGTTGATGAATGAGAACGAACAAGCTCCTCCCACACTCAGACGTTCTAACACTGCTGAATTAAATGCTATGGAAACAGGATCAGCTGATGTTGAAGCTGGTTTTGGCAGCGGTGGAAGAAAAAGCAGAAAAAGCAAGGGTAGAAAAGGAAGAAAGACGCGAAAGGGTAAAAGAAAGTCACACAGACGCTAAGCGTTAAACATTAGTTTTTGATTTTTAATTATTTTATGCTTATAATATAAGATAAATGGCATTAAATCCAGGCGATTTAAAAATGTATTCTAATTCTAGTAAATTTACACCTTTGCACATTTAAAACGCCCATTTTATAGGACAAAAAATATGCAAAAATGTAAAATCAATAGTAGGAATTTCACCTACGATGGTCTAACTTTTTCCTCTTCCTTTTGAGTATTTGAAGAGGTGAAAGACGTAATATGAAAACATAATGGGCGTTCCTGTTTTTCTATCCACCACTTTGTTAAGTTCATTATGTTTATTGATGAATTCGCATCTCTTGTTCTAAATACGGTTTGTTTGACTTGAGGTCTCACGCAGTTAGAGCAAACTAAAAGACGGAACTGTTTTTCTCCATTCTTATGCCTGTAATATTCTAAATTATTATAACATTCACAACATTTCTTGCTTGTATTACATTCATTTATGGTTATTGTATCGTATTTCTTATGGATTTGCTTTCGCAATCCCTTATTCATGGTTGGCATAAAATGTTTCATTTGGGTGCTTCTACTCCAATTCCCATAACCAATAAGAATATTATCTCCAAATGTTTCCTTTATTTTATTCAGGAAAGTATCCATACTTTTCTTACCATAACTATATTGGCGGAATTTCATTTTCCTCCATGTTTCTCGGTGGTAGAAATCTATTACTTTTTTATTTAACTTATCCTTTTCAACCAAGTAAGATTTGAACTTGTTATAATTTACAGATTTGCTATTTTCAAAAGAAAGTTCAGTTTCACACTCATTTATTTTATTTTTCTTCTTTTCCTCTATCAAAATGCGTTGATTACATTTTGCTTTACTTTCTATTTTTCTTTGCGGTGCTGTATATTGTAGTTTATTACCATTACCATCCATCATATAAACCAAACTTCTTTTACCTGGGTCGCAACCAACAATATTTCTTGGTTTCAATTCATCTAATTGTTCCTTTGATAAATCCTCAATATTATAGAAATCTTGTTCAGGTAAAGTAGGGACTTTACTACCCCACTTTTTATCTTTCAAATCCTTTCTAATAAACAATAAACAACATGAAATACCATCTGTTTGAATTTGATGATGAAACTGGTAATGTTTATTTTTGAATACTTTATGGTTTAAGTTCAAAAATCCATTCCAAATATCACGCTGGTTATCCTTGATGTTTTTCAACAACTCACCTTTCTTTATTTTATTCCCATCCTTATCTTTTTCAGGACAGAATAAACTTACCAAACAAGCAGTGTCTAAAATAATATGTTTTGGAATAATATTGTTTCTTAATGGTAAGGGTTGGAATAATTTACTTTCCTGTTTTTCCAATATAGAGTTCATATAAAGAATGCCTTTCAAATAAGAAAATGGTCTAACTTTCACATCATAATGAATTGACTTTTTTACATTAGAAGGAAAAATATGAGGTAAATGAGTGAGTTTCCATTCATCAAAGATTTCATTTGTTTCTGTTTCCAGTTCTAATACTTGTTTCTTAATTTGAAATAGAGTTGCTTTGTCTTCGGTTATTTCTATTGTTGTTTTATTGATGAAGCGTAAGAAATGTTGAATGAAATGTTCTTGTGCATTATTAGATAAAGAAGTATGTATTTGTGTTGCTAAATAAGGAAGCATAAAAGTGGTGTTTTTCAAATTGGTTTTTTCATGGTTCAGTAAAGGTTGGTATTCCGTTGTATAAAACTTATCTAACTTCTCTAATAGTTCTGTATCAGTCCCTTTCTTACCTCTATTATCACGAACCCCTAATGCTTTGATACAATACAGTATAAAGGTTTCATCTATTTCAGGGAAAGGTAATTGTTTCGTATAACAATACAAAACATACAACCGAATAAATTGGTAGGAATGTATCATTAAATTATTCATCTCAAAAACTAAATTGTTAATTTCAGGTTGTATCTCATTACGGTTTAACAAAACAGATTTGAGTGTGGTTTTGATGGTTTGGAAGGATGCTTTTTCATTATGCCTAAATGATTTGAATTCGTCCTTCAACTTTTTCTTTTTCACCATTCTATATTATAACTAAAGATTTTAATTTTAAACTATTTGACGCAAAATAGTTTAAATTCCTAAATAATTATACTTCATCTTTTATTTTTTCATGTTCTTTAAGTTTTTCCTTTCTTTTCAAATATGCTTTCCTATTTTTTTCCTTTATTTTATCAGGACAAGGAGAATATGTTTTCATCTTATTAAGTAATTCTTCTTTGTGGTTTTCGTAATATGTTTTACTTCTTTTTGGAGCAGTATATTTTTTCAAATGTTCTTTTGTTGTATTTAATTCATTCTCTAATATTAGTATCTTATCTTCTAACAATTTATTTTTATTTATAATTTCATCAAGGGTGTTATCCATTATAAAATTATATCATAAAATATTTTTATATAAGTTAAATAAAAAATATATAAAAATGGGCGTTTTAAATGTGTAAAGGTGTAAAAAGGAAAAATCTCTTACTCCAATTGAAGAAGATGAAAACAATTCTTTAACTTGGCATGATGCTCCACTAGATTTGGTTGACATTCACGAAGCTGAAAGAATTAAGGACAGAGAAAGACATAACAAATATATCAAGAGAGAAAAAGCTTATGAATCTGACATGAAAGCAAAAGACCAACATATGAAAGAAAATTTTGAAAGGTTAATGCGCCCCTCTTCTCGTCGGTATAATGTACCAAGGCAACCTGAAACTTTTATGCCCATAGATACCTCAAATAAACCTGGCATTGGATTGCTTGGAAAAGGAGAAGAAAATGATTGGGATATATACGACAATGATTTTCACGGAGGTAAAAAGAAACGAACGCGTAAAAGTAGAAAAAATAAACGCGCAAAGCTCTCAAGAAAATCAAAGAAAACAAAGAAATCAAGAAAATCCTAACCAAGCTCGCAAAGTGACATTCTCATATTATTCAATACAAAATCCAAAACTTTGGTTTTTTTACTAAGTTTACCACTTCTATTAACATTATGATAAAATCTTTGCATGCAAGCAACAGATTCTATCATAGACTTTGTTTTATAATTTCTCCCAATAAACTGACAGAATGAAGCAATATTGGACGTTGATTTCTTAAACTGCAGGAGTGATAAATTGTTTGTGCTGCACCACGAGAGAAATCCTTGATAGTTATTCATCAATATTGTAGTAATTATATAATAAGAGAGAACATTTGAGTCTTCCTTGTACAAAGTTTCTCTCATGGAAGCGGAAACAGAATTATTAGAGTATAGGTCTTTGTATTTAAGACCCATAAAATCCAACGTCTTTACCATTTGGAAAAATTTGAATGTTCTTTCAAAATTAATAAAAAATTCGCAATTTGATAAAAACTCATACACAACCTCAAGTTCACCATCATTTGGTGAACGTTTTAAAAAGAAATAACTGCAAAATGCAGCGTTCATTATTTCTGCCCAAAATTCAGTGTATGCTTCAAATAAATTAACATCAGACTTTACATTGAAAATAGAGAGAATGCGTTTTGTGCACTCTTCTGTGTTCATGTCTGAAAAGTCTAGAGCAAAATTATGAAAACTTTCATGCATTAGCACCTTGAACCATTCTTCTCTCCTAAAAACAACTATTTCAGAATCTACTGGGCAAGTATACGTGAAAGCTGTATTAACGTTATTTTGATTTAAAATGTGAATCTTGCTTTCTGGAAGCCTTTTTTTTAGAGAAGTAAAATATAAATATATTACAAGCCGCTTTGAACATTTTTTTGAAGCATACTCATTTATAACATGCAACCAGATAAGGATCTTTTCTATGTATTCGTTGTAGAGCTCAATCTGATACTCCGGACTAGTCTGTTCAACAATGAAGTGGACTTTGATTTCCCTGTTCATGAGAGAAAAAGTATACGATAAATTATATAACATATTGTTGTCAATGTGTTCTCGTATTTCTGGAGGGAAACTTCCAGGATTAAAAGATTTTGGTTTTGGGATCTGAGAAACGTTAATAATTTTTGTCACGTTTAATTTATAAAAACTATCACCTTCTTTTGCTTTTTGTGCTTTAACAAACGTTTCTCCATGTTTTATATCATGATATAATTGTTTTAAAATATTATTGGTTTTAGCGGTTTGTTCTGAATGATTAATGCACCTTTTTTCTAAAAAAAAAGACATTAATAATTCGCTATTTTTAGTCAGCTTCAACATCTCTTATATTCTTAAGCTTTATTTTTTTATATTTGTTTTATATATATGGAGTTATTGGAAATTATTATTATTGCTCTTCTTATAATTATATTAGCAATTGTTCTTACTGGCCACGTTCTTGTAATATCAAAACCAGTTCCAGTCCCAATTCCTCCAGCTCCACCCACGCCTCCTCCACCCACGCCTGCTCCACAACCTTCTATTGGTGGATGTGCCGGAACCAGATATGGTTGTTGTCCATATTCACAAATCCCCAAATTAAATGAGATTGGTTCCAACTGTCAATATCATTAAATTATTGCAAATACAAAATAATTATATATATATTATTTAGAATTATAATCTATATAACTATTATAAATGGAATCCAAGCCACAAAAAAAACCAAGAGGTAAAGCAAAAAAAACAAAATCTGAAGAAATTGAAATTGATCCAGAGAATGTTATCATTGATGACATTCCTTCTAAAATCCCTGCTGCTGAATCAAATGAGGAAGAACCTGAATTAAAGGAAGAAGTAAAACCTGAATCAAAGGAGGAAGTAAAAGAGGATCCAAAGGAAGAACCTGAATTAAAGGAAGAAGTAAAACCTGAATCAAAGGAGGAAGTAAAAGAGGATCCAAAGGAAGAGCCTATTTTGGAAACAATTAAAAAAGTAGAAGAGTTAGAATCTGTTATTGATGAATTTATTAAATTAGTTGATTCAGAAGAACCTGTTATTACTAAATGTGATTCTAAACCAGAAGTTAAATATGAATTTGAAAACATTTTTGAGATGAAATCTTTATTGAATTTAATGATAATAATTTCTGTTAGGCCTGAAATGCAGAAAAAATATGAGTTAAACTCTGAAATGATACAAATTATTTCATTGATGCTTCAAAACCACGCTTCATTATTTACAGTAATAGAAGATTCATTCAAGAAAATTGTTGCAGATAATAAGATTGACGCGAACGATGTCCCAGAATTAATGTCATTGTTTTCCAACATGTATGAAGTTCTTTGCGCATTAAAGTTGAAAAAGAAGACAGTTGAACTAAGTAACGCGTGCGGTAATATTATTAAATTAGTCTTCAATATTATGCTAACAGAACATTTGATATTATTTGAAGGTGAAAGCGTTAAAAATACCACAGAATGTTTTAACGGATTAGTAGATTCTAGTACTTCTCTCATCAAACTAAGCAAAACTGTAAAACTTAGAGGGAAATGTTGTTTTTGGTAAAAATATTTATTATATTATTCACTAAATTAAAAACATAAAAACATAAAAATATTTTTATTATTACATAAATGATATTTAATTTTAAAGAGAGTATCAATAAAATTAAACAAACTAAAATAAAATATGCAATAGAAGAAGATAATTTACGACTTCAAAAAGGCTTTCAAAATAAATTTGACGAATCTATATACAATTTTAATAAAAATACAAATAAAATTAGTAAATCTGTTGACAATAAAGCGTTAATGTCACTTAATAAAATAAATGTACCAGTTGTAGAATCTGGAAATTATGTTTTATCTACAAATTCACCTCTAGAAATAAATTTTCAAGATAAAAACGTTGAATACATTCAAAATAATATAAACAAAATTGTTAATGTGTATCAAAAAGAATATAACGGCTCCGCTAAAGCATCAGGTTTTGGGGATTTCATTAGAGGAACTTATTTTTTATTACAATTCTGTGAAAGATATAAACTAAGGTGCGATGTTCAAATTAACCATCCCTTTTACAAATATTTAAAATTATATTCAAATATTCAAGAATCAAATATAAATTTAGATGTTAATTTACCGGTTAATTTTTTTGAAAAAACTAATTTTATTCCTGATGAAAATAACATATTAATTAACAAAGAACAAATAATATATGATTTTATTGATTATTTAAACTTGCAAACAATTGAATCAAAAGTTGCACGAGTATGTGTAATAAGCTATAATGTTTTTCCAATTACGCAAGAACAAAAACGTTGCATGCGATCATTGTTGGAGCCAGCAGATGATTTTAAGCTTTATATTTTATCCACTCTTAAAAATATGAAACTTGTTTTAAAAAATTACATTGTAATACATATTAGAAGTGGTGATAATGCATTAATTCACAATAAAGATATAAATGTGGAATATTTAAAAAATATTCTTATTGAAATTTATAAAATATATAAACCCCAATACAAATACTTACTTCTCTCTGACAGCGTAAAACTAAAAGAGAAAATTTCTCGTTTGTTGCCAAAAATAAGATCAGAACTTAATCCAATAACACATTCAGGTGAAGGTGTTTTAATGATTGATGAAAATGTTAAAAATACCATGTTGGATTTTTATTTATTGGCTTATTCTGGAAGAATTTTTGCTTACTCGTGTTACGACCATGGATCAGGATTTAGCAGATGGTGCGCCGAAACGTATAACATTCCTTATAAATGCACAATTATTAAATAATATTATACATTACATGGTTTGCATTTGGAACCAATCAATCAATCCACAAATAAATGTTGTAGAATATTGGGATACTAATAGTGATGCTGATGAGGAAGCTGCAGCAGAATTAAATGGCACAATATGCTGTCCTGTTGTGTCAAATGTAATAATATTTATTGCATTCAAATATCTTCTAAAATGAACAACGCATCCATTTAATTGTGGAGATGGAGGAGGAAGAGTAATAGTATAATGAGAACCACTGTCTTCAATTAAATAAAATTGTGAGAGTGGAGCTGTCAAGCCAATTGTTCCAGTTATATTGGTGCCACGTTTATAATTCAAGCCACCTTGAATCTTCAACGTTTCTGCACTGGTTCCCAATACAATTTCATTGCTTGAAGTAGCCGCGGTTGCTTGTGCATTATAACCAACTATTATATTATTTGACCCACCTGTTAAATTTGAAGCAGACTTTGAACCAACAAAAATATTATTATTTGACGTATTTGTTAAGTGGGATCCTGAATTTGAACCAATAGAAATATTGTCTGAATTTGCGGTACCATTTATTAATGATGTGTGTCCAATGGCTATATTGTCATTTCCATCTACATTTGCAGCGAGTGATCCATTTCCAATTGCTAGATTATTTTTTCCAGAATCATTGTGGCGCAAAGCAAATTGCCCAAATGCAGCATTGTTTTCCCCAGTAGTATTTAAAGAAAGAGAATGTCTTCCCACTGCAATGTTATTTATGCCTGTAGTATTAGCGTTTAATGCATTATAGCCTACAGCAGTATTTCCATCCGCAGTAGTATTTTTTTGTAATGCGCCAGTTCCAATGGCAGTATTATTTATGCCTGTAGTATTAGCGTTTAATGCATTATAGCCTACGGCAGTATTTTCATCAACAGTATTATTTTTTAACGAAGAAAAACCAACCGCGGTATTGTAAGAGCCAATTGAGTTAGTTAGTAAAGAAGTACAACCAAGAGCAACATTTCCAACGCCTTTTGTATTATAAAAAAGTGCTTGATAGCCAAGAGCTGAATTATTATTTCCACTTGTATTTGAGGACAGGGAATGCGCTCCGACCGATGTATTAAATCCGTCCGTATTTGAATATAACGCTTGAAATCCAACCGCAGTATTTGAACCATTTTCTAAAACGGATGTTAATGCTTTAAACCCAACCGCGGTATTTCCTGTTGCCGATGTATTTTTTAATAGAGCGCTTGTTCCAACAGCAACATTATTTGCTCCGACTGTATTTGTAAATAATGCTTGAACGCCAACTGCAACATTTCCATCGGCTGTATTATATTCTAAAGAATTTGTTCCTACTGCTACATTTTTTGATCCAGAAATATTAAAGCAAAGAGCCGCAGTTCCAAGCGCAACGTTATAATTTCCTCCGACGTTTTTTAAAAGAGCATTAGATCCCAAACTTGTATTGTGTATTCCTGTAATAGTATTTAAAGACGCCCAGGCGCCAACTGCAGTATTATTACTAGCATCCACTTGAATATTTTGCAAGGCATCAACTCCATAACTTGTATTTGAAATACTCATTATATACAAATAAATATTATAAAACGTGTAATTTTTCACAATTAAATTACATATTCCAATCAAACTTTATCATAGTGCTAAACTAAACAAAAACAAATTTCAAATACTTAACGTGGGTCCTCGTATCTTATCTCTCACCATAACCAATTGTTCAGCCAATTCAGGTTCTTTTCCTTTCAAATAATGCATCAATTTTGCATTCTTTGTCTCCATTAAAACATGTTTCAATTCTTCTATCTGTGTAAATTTTGCGCATATGGAATCAAATAGTTCCTTCTCCTTGCGCTTTCCGTAAAAAGTAGGATCAATGGAAACCTCTGTAGGTCTTAAAAGTGTTCCCTTGTATTTTCCAGAGGAACTAGCCGCCGCCTTGGCCATCTCAGGATTCTTAGACAAGTCTGTTCCTGACTCTGCAGCAAATGACAAGTAAAATTCTGGATTAGTCTCTTTAAACTTGGATCCTTGATAATAGTGTTCTGCGCTATTCCAACGATGCCCATCTAGAACAAATGTCTTGTCCGGTTCAACCCAAAAATCATCTAATTTTCTTCGCCAATCTTTTATAGCATGCAAATTGGAAAATTGATGGACTGCTTCTTTTGGAACTGTTTCGCCTGACCCTTTTCCTGGTAGTTTTCCATCCGCGGATTTGTCATAGAATTGAAATACAACTGCTTCATCATATAATCCACGGATTTTAGCGTCCGACAACTCTTCAAATTTGCAAACACTTTTTGTACTAAACTGCTCTTTAAATTTAATAAAATCAGGAATTAATGCAAATGCCCCACTGTTTTTTTCCATGCATTTGTCCACAACCATTTTTCTAATATCATACGGCAATTCAGAATATTTAAATAAATATTTCTTCTTATACGTAATTAATTTATAATGCCATCCCAAATAGTCAACCATGATATAAAATTCTGGATTGAATTCTCCGCGAGACTGTAATATATCGTCGTTAAGCTGACCGCAATTCAAAACATTTGCAAAATCCTTAGACTTATATGCTTCGCTGGACAAAAGAATAAATTTTATGTTTAGAATGCGTTCAAGCGTGCTTAAAGCCCACGTTTCAGCCCAAAACTCGCAAGTTTGAATCTTCTTCTTGAATTTTTCAAGAGTATCAATATCTTTCATGTATTTATATTCTTTTAAAATGTCATGCGACACCTTTTTGTCGTTTAATACTCTATCGCGTTGCGCTTTTATCTTTTTAGCCGCTTCAATAAAATGTTTCTTTTCGGTTCTATCCAAAGTTTCACTGTAAAGCTTTTTATATTTCTCATATTCAACCTCTAATTCCTTTGCGTCGCTTGTAGCGCTGACAACCGCCGCGCTATACATTTCATAATGTTCTTTGTAGTTTAAAAAAAGTTTTTCATCGGCTTCTGTCGCCAACTTTTTTCGCAACTTTTGAACCGTTGTTTGTTGACCAACTTGCGCAAATGCGTCTCTAATGGTTGCAAAAAGACAATCTCCGCCTCCTTCATTATCTATAATACCATACTTGTTATTTTTCATGAACGTTTCAATCCACGTCTCGCCGGAAACTTGTTTATATTTTGATTTAATTAATTCTGCGTCTAATTTAGTTTCTTCATTTAAAGGTGGCAATATAGGGACTACTGCTTCTGATTGCATAAAAACATCCTCGCGCAATTTGGGAATTTTAGGACGTTCAAATGCTTCTTCTGACGAGGAAGCTGCCGAAATTCTTTTTGTTTCTTTTTCTTCTGCAAGTTCATCTTTGCTAAGATCTGTGTCTTCACTGTCTTTATCTTCCTCCTCCTTGGTTTCATTTGAAACAGATTCAGGTACTAGCCGTAAATTTTCCAACATCTTCTTTGTGGCAAAAGTATAAATAAGAGGATCATCTAATTTTTCAACTTCTAAATTGCCATCTTCGTCCATATAATTCAATAAATCTGTCGTGAATAATTCATACACACCAATTTGAATCACCTTGTTGTTGGTTTTTACTAAATAAACAGGAAAATATGTTATATTTTTTTCCTCAAAATTTTTCTTTGCATGCCCCACAGCAATAATAATATCCACGTCTTTTGCTTCAATCTCGTATAAATTTGCTTCTTTTTTAAAATCATCCGGATCAACGCTTTTTAACTCTGGATAACTAAGTGCTTTGTCTAATTTTGATAATACCATCTATATTTTATAAAGATAATTAAAATACTTTTAATTATGTTTATCCCCAAATAACAAATTTTTTCATCATTCTGTCATTTTTTAATTCATTTATATAATGCCACAATTCTTTGCGTTTTATTGTAATTTCTATGTTTTCCATGTTTTTCTCAAATAATAATATATTTTCTATAATGTCTTGCTTTTTAGCTTTAGTAGCGCGAACGTCTTTCAAAATATCATAGTATTCACAAATTAAAAGTAACTGTTTAACATTGTAGTTTAATTCATAATCCTTCATCTCCAAAAAAATATCGTCTCCTTCAGGCTGTTGACCAGAATTGCCATATATTTCAATATCATTTAGTTCATTTTGCAATTTATAGAGATCCATTAAATCGTCTTCGCATTCTGTTCCATCATTTAAAAAAAAAGATATATTTTCTTCAGTTTTAATCTTTGTCATTTAACAATAAATATCGTAATTTGTTTAATATTGTTTTTTACATTTCAATTAAATCCATAAACTTGAAGATCGCCTTACTAGACAAACTTGGATAAGTCTTTGGCTTGCAATTTGCCAGTTTTTCAATGGTTGGCACAAATTTATCTCCATTAAATAATTCTTCACACGATTCAAACAAATGTTTGTTGTACGAAAACAGAATGGAAATATTTTCAGAAAGTTCGTCCACTTCATTCTTTTTATTGTCCTCTTTTATAATTGTTGTCAACATATTCAATAAACTGCATGCCATGCTCTGCAGTTGATTTTCGTTAATTATATTGTTTGATGTAAGATTTACAAAGAACAAACTTAGTGCTTTTCTCCTTTCATTGTCAAGGTTGACCTTGCAAAACTTGTCATAATCCTTTTCTGGGTCAACGTATTCAATGTTATTAAATAGGCCCATAAAAGTTGCCAAATTCTCATTAAATACATCCTTCATAACCTCAAAATTACTAATCAGCTTGCAATACAACTCTGCGTATAGTTTTGAAAATAAACGGTTGTTAGAAGCAATCTCAAATATCGCATTTCCAACGCGCATCATGTCAGCGCTGGCAGTTTCTTCTTGAATCAACTGATTTAAAATCTCCAGAATATTATCACAAGATTCAGAAAATGTCTTGTCTGTCATTTTATTGAGCCAGAAGCGTAGCAAATCAATCTGCGCATCAACGCCAACCTTTTGCTCAATCTTGGTAGTTTGAAACGTTCTAATCGTCTCCCAATCGGCATCATTAAGAATCTCGGTTGGTTTTCCACGCTTCTTCTTCTTGAAATCACCTGACACCTCAGGAGCAACCTTCAAAATGTTTTCGCGCTTTTGAAATGTTGGAGTTTTAACATAAGTTGGTGAGCCAACTTGCTGCGACAATTCTGTAATCATGAGAAGAGTTTCCTCAGGAAGTTTTATGTCAAACCCATTGAATGTAATATCGTTAAAATCTTGCAGAGTATATCTCATCGTCATTGTCATGATATTGTTATATTTATTATAGTTTCATTTATATCAATTTTTTTATATATATTTTGCATTAGTATGATATTGTATTCAATACATAAAAAAAATTGATATTAAATAAAATACACTTAAACATAATAATCCTAATATACTATGTCGCTTGAACGAGATAACAACGCAACGCCTATCGGAGAGGAAGCATACGATTCTTCTTACGAAATCAATAATTGGGATGAATTAGAGATTGATACCAATTTGCTAAGAGGAATTTATGCTTATGGGTTTGAGAAACCCAGTCCTATTCAGAAAAAGGCAATTAAACCTATTATTATTGGAAAAGATATTATTGCGCAAGCCCAGTCAGGAACTGGAAAGACCGCAACCTTTACTATTGGCGCTCTTTCGCGCGTAAATACTAATAGTGACACCACTCAAGTTTTGTGTTTATCTCCTACAAGAGAGCTAAGCATTCAAACCGCAAACGTTATGAAGGGAATTAGTTCAATGATGAAGAATCTTCGCGTTCAAGTGTTGGTGGGTGGTTCATCCATTGACGAAGATGTTGGAAATTTGAAGGGAAATGTTCCACACGTTATTGCCGGATGTCCTGGACGCGTCTATGATATGATGCGCAGAAATCACATTCTTTCCAAGAACATTAAGCTTGTAATTCTTGATGAGGCGGATGAAATGTTGTCAAGTGGATTCAAGGAGCAGGTGTATAATATTTTCCAGAACTTCAACTCTGACATTCAAGTAGCGCTATTTAGTGCTACATTGCCTGATCACATTAATGGCATTACCAGCAAGTTTATGAGAAATCCTGTGAGAATTCAAGTAAAGGCCGAGCAGCTTACTCTGGAGGGAATTTCTCAATACTATGTTGCGGTTGAGGATGATCGTCAGAAGTATTTGACGTTGAAGGACTTGTATAGCTTTATGTCAGTGTCGCAGACCATTATTTATGCAAACAGCATTAAGCGAGTTGCCGCTTTGTATGACGCAATGACCGAAGACGGTTTTCCTGTATGCAGAATTCATAGTGGAATGGATAAAGCGGAGCGCGACAGGGCTTTTGCTGATTTCAGGACAGGTAGTTACCGTGTTTTGATTTCATCCAATGTGACTTCACGAGGAATTGACATTCAACAGGTTAGCTTGGTGATTAACTTTGATATTCCTAAGTGCGTGCACAACTACTTGCACCGAATTGGTCGCAGTGGTCGTTGGGGCAGAAAGGGAGTTGGAATCAATTTGATTACTAGGCGCGATGTTTCAAAGATGAAAGAGATTGAGGCGCATTATTCTACACAAATTAATGAGATGCCTGCAAATCTTGATGGGTTGACAAAATAAAAACAAATTCTAACCATATAAATTTCTATACTCTTAATAAAACGTTTATATTTATCCTGTTAATTTTTTTACTATAAAAGTTTTAATTATATTTTATTTATAAATAATAGTAATATATATATAATAAATATGTCACAAGCAATGTTTATAGCAAGTGTACGTAATAATGAAACTTTGACTACAGATGAAAAAAACAATTTAATTGGACAGTATGAAAGTAGCTATCGTGAAATTGGAGTTGACCCTAAATTGTTAATTAATCATACATATATTGAAACAAGTCATTGTACTGCGTTAGTTATAAGAAATAGCGAGAATCTTAGTGTGGGAGCAATATTGTTTAGAATTACTGAATATGGCAGAAAAATAACTTATGTAACAGGAATATCAAAAGAAATATCTACAAACGTTGTTATGCCATTGCTCGCAAAATTATTAAAAACGAAAGGATGGTATGCAGAATTAAGCGGTCCAGTAGAACATATTTTAAGAAGATATTACAATCTAGATAATATTATAGCAAAAAGAGTAATAATAAAGGTTGCTGGTCTTGCTAGCATATATAATGGAAAAAATGTTTTTATAGACGACTACATTTACGTTAAACCGCGTTGCATGCCAATAAGATTGCAACAGCATGACCATGAAGGCAAATTTTTATACGGAATGGGAAAGGAAAGAGTGTATCCTCCAATATTTGGAACATATATAAAGCGAATGGGAAGCTCTCTTGGATATATCGCGAAAAGATTATATGGTATACCGTGTAGGTATAACTTTATAAAAAGCAAAGAAAATGAATGCGAAGGAGTTTGTGCATCATCAAAATCATCTCCTGAAATTGTTTCTAACAATTACATAGCAAGACAAACCGTCTCTGGAATAGAATGGGATCCTGTTCCTGCAGGGGGTAAAAATACAAAAATAAAAAAAACAAAACCAAAAAAAACCAAAAAAAGAAAAAACAAAAACTTGCGTAAAACAAGAAGAAAATAACTCTATATTTGATATAATATACATGTCAATATCCAATATAGAAAAAATAAATACACACTTCAAGTTACCAATTTTTTATAACGAGAATAAATCTGAATTAAACAAGAACATTGTGACAGATTTAGAACTAATTAAAACAGTTGATGCATCCGATTGCACTCCATTGTATCACTATGCTTTTCAACCGAAGACTGTTTTTGCTGAGAAAGTTGTTGAACAAATGGCTAATTATTATACAACTGACAAGAAGTTCTTAAAAGAAACACAGAAACTTTTGTCCACTTTTGCCAAAGGTGGAGCAAAACCAGGTTGCGACGATTTTTGCGCTACTTTTCCCAAAAGTAGCCAAAGTAGCATAATTGACACTTGGGATGAAATCAAAAATGACACTGGATTTAAAGAAAAATATCACTATATTGATTGGCCAATGTGGGAGCATTTAAATAAATCTGATTACTTTCTTCAAATCATGAGTATTTATAATTTAGCCGCTCCAGTTATTTCATTGTGCGCGCCTTTAATAATCCTTATTATTCCTTTTTTTGTAATAAAAATAAAAGGTTTAAATGTTAGCGTTGCTGAATATGTTGAAATACTTAAAACTATTGCGGCAAACCATGCCATTGGAAAGCTATTTACAAAATTCCAAAGTGTAAAAATAGAAGAAAAAATTTATATTCTATTGTCCGCCGCATTTTACATGTTCTCCATTTACCAAAATATATTAACGTGCATGAGATTTCATCAAAACATGACAAAAATTCATTCGCATTTGCATGAAATTAAAGAATGCATTATAACCACTGAGGCAAAGATGTATAATTTTTTATTATATTCATCAGAGTTGTCAACTTATGAAAAATTTAATACAAATTTAAAAGGAAAATTGGCCGTTCTTTCAGGACTAAAGGATAATCTAGAAAAAATTACACCATATCGGTTATCATATGGTAAAATTGGCGAATTGGGTCACGTGTTAAAAAATTTTTATGACATTTATGATGATGAAAAATACAATGATGCATTTTTATATTCATTTGGATTTAATGGTTATATTGAAAATTTAGAAGGGATTATTGAAAACATTAAGAATGAGCATATTAATTTAGCAAAATTTTCTTCAAAGAAAAATTCAAATACATTCAAAAAGGCTTATTATCCAGCTCTAATTAAAAACAATCCAATCAAAAATTCATTCAAATTTAAAAAAAATATAATAATTACCGGACCAAATGCTTCAGGAAAAACAACGACATTAAAAACAGCATTAATAAACGTTATTATTACACAGCAGTTTGGATGTGGGTTTTACGAAAGTGCAAATATTGCGCCATATAAATACATTCATTGCTATTTAAATATTCCTGACACATCAGGACGAGATAGTTTATTTCAAGCAGAAGCAAGACGTTGCAAAGAAATAATTGACGTTATTCAGGAAACTACTTCTAAGGAAACGCATTTTTGTGTATTTGACGAATTATATTCTGGGACAAATCCAGACGAAGCAGTATTAAGCGCAAATGCATTTATGACATATTTAATTAAGTATAAAAATGTCAATTGCATTTTAACAACACATTTTATAGATTTATGTAAAAAGTTGGACGACAATCCTTCTATAGAAAATTTTCACATGAAAACGGTAAAAATGGGGGAAGATTTCAAATATACTTATTTATTGGATAAAGGTATATCAACTGTGCGCGGCGGAATTAAAGTGTTATATGATATGAATTATCCAAAAGAAATAATAGACAATTCGTTTGCTGTGAAATAAAAATATATAAGCTTTTGTTAATAATGGCTTTATCCGATATATTTACTGTCCCTTTTCTTGTTTCTTTAGGAATTACTTTGCTTCTTGTAGGGCTTTTAGGTATGTTTGTTGTTCAACGAATTCAAGAACAAAACCACAAAATGGCCTCTATGTTAGGACTTGTTTCAACAATGGCTGAAGAATTAAATTTTATTAGAGGAAGAATGCAAATTATGACACATGCGCCTCAAACTGGCGGACTGCCTGTTTCGCAAGAGAAACATGCATTTTCTCAAAATTCTGATGTAGACAATTTGATTCCAGTTTCCGATGGCGAAAATGATAGTGATTCAGAAGATGATTCAGAAGATGATTCTGAAAATGATTCTGGCGATGATGAGGAAGATAGTGAAGAATCCTCTCTTTTAGAATTTATTTCACCAATTGAAAATGTTATTGAATTAAATCCAAATGAAATTGAACAACATGTTAAAATAATTAATTTTGGAGAATTAGTAAATTCGCAATTTGAGAATGTAAATGAAGGCCCAGAAAATTTAGATGAAATTCAAGATCTTGATGACATGGGTGACTTAGATGATGATAGCAAAAGTCACAGTGAAAGTGACGAAGAAACAGAAACAGAAACAGAAACAGAAACAGAAACAAAAAATGTTATCAATTTTGATGCAGAAAAAAACGAATTGTCTGAAAACGCAACTCAAGAAAAAATAATAAATTTTATTAAGAGCATTGATATTTCTAATTTAGAAGAACACTCTGATTCTGGAAACATTGATTATAAAAAAATGTCAATGGCCAAGCTTAAAAGCGTGGCTGTTGCAAAAGGGTTAATCCAAGAAAATTCCAAAGCTACTAAAAATGCTATCCTTAAAATGTTGAATTTTGAATAATTTTCTCTAATCATTATATATTATGTCTTGGGCAACATGTTACAGTGGATCTAATAATATTCATTTTGATTTTCCTCCTATTATGGCGGATGGTAGACTTTATTCTAGCTGGCAACCAGAGGCGGTTATAAATGATCGCATTCGCCAACAAGAAAATATAACAACTAGTTGGCAATATAGACAATTTTTAACGCATAATGCAAGTGATATTATAAAAATTAACAACCAAGAAGCTTGCAGTGCATTGGGTCTTCCTTCCCATTTTCAAACAACTGCAACTCCGTCGTCCAACGTCCCTTATGCATTCAAATCTACATTTGACACAAACATTCCAGGATTTGGTTATTGCAACAGTAATTTGAAACAACCTTATTTAACTAGAGAACAATTGCAAGCTAGAATGATTGCGCCAATTGTTAATGTTCCTGTGAATACTAACCAATAAAAAGATAATATAACGATACATTATAAGGAAATGTATCATTATATGTTGGGTCTAACGGCATTAAAATCGGTAAATCCTTATTTTCGCAAATACATTTTAAATATCTTGAATAGTCACGAATTACTATTTTTGAACACATTATCTATTTCTATTATTGTATTTTTTGTCTTTATTTATAAATATCTTTTTGATAAAACATTCCACAAAACAATAGAAAATTATAAAAAGTTAACCATGGGACATTATGCGTGCATTTTTATAATTGCAATATTTACAGTTGTTTCAACCTTATTAGTCTATGATTTTGACAAAAATTATAACACGCCTTTTTTGAATTCTATATTTATGAAAGTTGCATCTGTTGTCTTTTTGTTTTTAGTTGGAGTATTTTTATTTGAAGAAAAATATTCAATAAAACAAATTTTAGGAATTGCTTTAACCGTGTTGGGCGTTTATTTAGTATCAAACGAATAATTACTAGCCATTTTTATTTTTATAAACTATAAAGCATTCTAATCATAATACTTAAACAATAATAATTATATATGAGTATTATTATTTAACACCTTATAGTAGAATATGAAAGTTTTAAGTATAGACGTTGGAATTAAAAATTTAGCATTTTGTTTATTTGTCAATCCAGACGACGGAACAGCAAATTATCAAATTGCAAAATGGGACAGTATAAATTTAAGTCAAAAAATTGAAGCAAAATGTTGTGAAGTAGAAAAATTCAAAGACTGCAATAAACCTGCCAAATTTATTAAGAATGGAAAATGTTATTGTCTCAAACATAGCAAAAAACAACCATTCCAAGTTCCAACATCTGATTTAAAACCTGCTTTCATAAACAAACAAAAAATTAGCGGATTATATGAGTTGGCTGAAAAATATAAAGTAAAATATGAAAATCCAATAAAAAAAGCCGAATTGGCCGCATTAATTAACAATTATGTTTTTGAAAAATGTTTTGAACCCATAACAGAGACAAATGCTTCAAAAATAGATTTGGTAACCATTGGCAAAAATATGAAGCAGAAGCTAGATACTATTTTAAACGAACATTTGTCAACTATTACGCACGTTGTCATTGAAAATCAAATTAGTCCTATAGCAAATCGGATGAAAACCGTTCAGGGAATGATTGCTCAGTACTTCATTATGAGAAATGATAACATTACTATTGAGTTTGTTTCCGCTTCTAACAAATTAAAAGACCAAAATGCGAGTTTAAAAACAAGTTATGGTGAGAGAAAGAAGCTAGGAGTTCAACAATGTTTAGACGCGGTGACAAATAACATTAATTACACGTCATGGGAAACATTTTTTAAAAATCACCAAAAAAAGGATGATTTAGCAGATTCTTTTTTACAAGGAAAATGGTTTATTGAAACTAAAATTTGATAGAAAAAATAAAAAATGAAAAATAACATTATTTGAAATAACTTGATGTTTAGTTTAGAACCAATAATTTTTGCTCCACTTTTCTCAAAAGTGGATAAAATATAATATATAATTCGTAATACTTAAAATTATATGTTCTTATTAATCCATAATAGATTAGAATGGACGGTGGAATTATTGACATTTCTGATTTAAATATGGGAAATAGCGGACCATCTTTAAAGTCATCTAATTTTGGTGGCGGAATTGAGCTTTTAATGAACGACAATAAGAAATCTGGCGGTGGACGCCCATCTAGTGACATTGATATTGATGATTTAAATAATTTAGAAAATGAACTGAATGATTTAGTGGAAGATGAACCTGACAGAAATTTATTTGAGGGCCAATCTGATATGTTTAGCAAAAGTTTTTCATTAAATTACGATGAAAAACCATCTGTAAGATTTGACGAGGCTTCTAAAACCATTGGTCAAGCCACTGCTGAAGGCTCGCCTGATAATAAGACCTGGGATGGTTTTACCAAGTTCAATAATGTCCCCATTAACCCTGATAAGCCAATGTCAAGTCAACCTCAAATGAGCAAGGAAGAGCTCTTAAGAGAGAAGTTTAAGTATTTAAGAAAGTTGGAAGCTTTAGAACAAAAGGGTGTCAACTTAACTAAAAAATACAGCATGGAGTCGCCTCTTGCCGAAATGCAAGGTGAATATGAGATGATCATGGAGGAGAAGACCAAGCAGAACTCCATAAAGTTCCAAGGTAACATGCTTATGGCGTGCATTAATGGTATTGAATTTTTGAATAACCGCTTTGATCCTTTTGATGTCAAGTTGGACGGTTGGTCAGAGCAAGTGAATGAGAACATGACTGATTATGATGACGTTTTTGGTGAACTTTATGAGAAGTATAAGAGCAAGGCTTCTATGGCGCCAGAACTCAAGTTACTTTTCCAACTTGGAGGTAGCGCAATGATGGTGCATATGACTAATACAATGTTCAAGTCGGCAATGCCTGGCATGGATGACATTTTGCGTCAAAACCCAGATCTAATGCGTCAGTTCCAAACAGCCGCGGTAAATTCCATGAGTCAACAGAGTCCTGGATTTTCCGGTTTTATGAATAATATAATGAACCCTGAGCCTCAGGTTTCTATGAACGGTCCTCCGCCGCCACCTATGGCCACACAGGGTCCAGGTGCACCCATGCCCCCTTCTAGCCGACCTGGTAACAATAGCAGTTTTAATAGCCGACCTGATCTAGGTGCAAGCATGGGACGCAGCAACTTCAACCCAAATCAGAATGATGGAATCAATATCCGAGAAAATTTTTCAGGTGCAAATGAAGGCGATAGAAGCACTAGACGCGGACCAGGTCCTCGCGCTGAAATGAAGGGTCCTGCCGATATTTCTGATATTTTGTCTGGTTTAAAGACCAAGACCATTAATATTCAAGAGGCGGTTCCTCAACAGAGCAATACCAATAATATAAGTATTAATGATAGCAGTACAATCAGCATTTCAGACTTGAAGGAGTTACAGTCTGATGGAAATATGCCCAAGCGCAGTAAGAGACGTCAAAAGTCTGACAAAAACACTGTGAGCTTGGACATCTAAAAAAATTGATTAAAAATTTTTGCACCAATATATATTTACAATACTTATCAAGATGTTCGGATTTAATTTTGCATTATTATTTATTAGCTGTTTTGCTGTGCAAGTGTATAGCAAAACAACGGTTATGGTGGTGCTTGGGTGCGCCATTCAAGATGTCCAACAAGAGAGAGTTTCGGCGGCTCTAGATTACGCCAAATCACTAGACAACTCTGAAATTGTGTGGTTTGTGACTGGTGGTGTAAAAAATGCAGTGACCCAGAAAGTCGCGACAGAAGCAGAACAAATGAAAGAAAAAATATCAGGATCAAAGGGAAGAATTGTCTTGGATGACAAGGCAAAAAACACTGCAGAGAATTTTGCCTATTTAAAAAAATGGGTTACTGAAACATACGATAATGTGGAAATCGTTGAAATTGTTGTTACCACGTCTGATTTTCACAAAGAGCGCGCTGCCAGGATTTTCAATGGCATATTTCCAAATAATGCATCCAAACTTGAATGGAATTTGAGCATCAGCAATAATTGCAAGAATTGCTGGAATGATGAGATAATTCACATGAAAAACGTTGCAATTGATGTAAAGAACGCGGTGCGCATTTTAGCGTGAAGAATTCATAAAAAATAAATAGAGGCATATAGTAACTAGAAGAATGCATGAAAATGGCTTGTTTATATTTCGCAGAGATTTTAGAACAGTAGATAATAATGGACTCAATTTAATAAACAGCAAATGTAAAAATGTATATACTGTTTTTATTTTTACTCCTGAACAAGTGGGAACTGGAAATCATTACAAATCCAACAATGCTCTTCAATTTATGATTGAAAGTTTAGGAGATTTAGCTTCAGAGATTCATAAGCACGGTGGAAAACTCCTCTTTTTTTATGGTTCAAATAATAAAGTTGTTTCCGAGTGCATTGAAGCATTAGACATTAATTATGTTTGTTTTAACGCAGATTATACTCCTTACGCATTGGAAAGAGACCATGATATTATTGAGATTTGCAAGAAGAAAAAGATTGAATGCGAATTAGCGCATGATTATTATTTACATGAACCAGGAACTATTTTAAGTGGTGGAGGAACGCCCTATAAGAAATTTACTCCATATTATCACGCGTCTCTCAAAAAACAAGTTCAACCTCCAACAAAAGCACATAAAATTAAATTCAAGCAGTCAAGCAAGCATCTTTCAAATACTATTTCTCTCGCGACAGCGCTTTCCAAGTTTACAAAGGCGAATAATCAAATCCTTGTCCATGGAGGCAGACCAGATGCTATAAAGACGCTGAAGACTGCATTAAAAACCCAAAAGCATTATACCAAAACGCACGATGAAGTGGATAAACCAACGTCTTTGATGTCAGCATATATCAAGTTTGGTTGCATAAGTATTCGCGAAATGTATAAAGCTTTCAGAAGCAATCATGATCTCGTCCGGCAATTAATATGGCGAGATTTTTACATGAATGTTCTTTATGCTTATCCTTATGTTCTCGGAAAGCCAATGAAACCGGCTTATTCCAAGATTAGATGGCATAAGAACGCACGATGGTTTGACGCGTGGAAAAAGGGTGAAACAGGTTTCCCTATTGTAGACGCAGGAATGAGAGAAATGAATACTACCGGATTTATGCACAACAGAGCTCGTCTTATAGTGGCATCTTTTTTAACCAAGACGCTTTTAATTGATTGGAGAGAAGGCGAAGAATATTTTGCCACCAAGCTAACAGACTATGATCCTGCGAGTAACAATGGTAATTGGCAGTGGATTGCGTCTAGTGGCGCAGATTCACAGCCATATTTTAGAATTTTTAACCCATGGGCTCAAAATGAAAAAGTAGATCCTGATTGCAATTATGTGAAAAAATGGGTTACAGAGTTAAAAGATGTTCCGGTAAAGGATATTTTGAATTGGGATACAACTTGGGAAAATTATAAAAAAGAAACAAAATATCCCAAACCAATTTGCAACTATGAAGAACAAAAAGAGAAGGCCCTCGCAATGTTTAGAGCTATTTATTAATAGTTATAATTCATTTATTAAATTATATGTTAAATGTAATAAATGAATAACAAAGACGAAAACAAAAACGAAACAAAAATTATTGTAAATAAGAAAGACTATAAAATGACAAGATTAAATAAGAATAGCTATTTATTTGAGTATGAAATTGAAAACAACAACATTTTTCTAGGAAAGATTATAAATTTAGATTTTATTGAAATGATGCATCAAATCAATAAAGAAGACATATTTGAAGATTTTTATATTGAGAAGCATTCAGAAAACGCCGCAACGGTTTTTATATTGTTCAAGCATTTTTTCAGTGACTTTGGAGTTCCTCAAAAATATGCGCATCTTGATATTACGCTTGAAACCACTGCTAATCAAATTATTTATAGAACAACAACTAATACTAATTTGCCAAAAAGCAACTTAACGCCATCATTGGCGCTTTTGCCAATTTTAGATGTAACCGCGATGTGCCATTTTATTAATCCTCATAAGGTCAGTATTGAAACTTTAACAAATTTTTACAACCATTTTGATTATCCTGACTTTATGGAAAAGATGGCAACAACAATTATAAGTAAAATCTTTTTGAGAACCAAACAATTTATAGAGAAAATAAATATAATATAAATAAGAAACATGTTTGAAATGTTTACTACTATTAAAAAAACAATTTCAAATGTAGTATTTATAATTGATGTTGTTGCCAATTTTTTATATGAATACGTTAGTTTTTTAATAAACCAAAATTACTGCGAATTTATACACAGACTGGCAAAAAAATTGTCTCAAAAAAATATCTTATATGTAAAGATGTTTCAGGCCATTTCTCTCAATAACAATTTAATTGATGGTGCAATGAATGCAGAATTATTAAAATATACAGATTCTGCACCTTATACAGATGATGACGTTGACAATCGGTTGCTTTGCGAAATTCAAAAAAAATATTATTTGACTCACTATAATTTACCAATCCCAATTAATTCAGGAATGATTTCACTTGTTTATAAGATGAGGACTGTAGATAATCAGAGTGTTATTGTTAAAATGAAAAGGAAGAATATTGATGAGAAATTGGATGATGCTATTGAAAAGTTGATATTCTTCATTAAGATATTGTCATTTATTCCACAGTTTAATACACTTGATATTCCGAATGTAATTAAAAAGAACATTAATTTATTGCGTCAACAATTGGATTTTGGCGAAGAGGTTAAAAATACAAAGGAAATGGCCGAAAACTGCAAGAACTTGAAATACGTAAAGATACCAGGAATTTACGAATATGCAACAAAAGAATATCCAAACATTATTATTATGGATTATATAAAAGGTGTTCATATTTCAAAATTGGATGAAAAAGATTATGATGAATATGCAAAGTTAGTTTTGAAGTATGGATTTGTTTCAATTATAAAAGATAGTGTTACTCATGGAGATCTTCACGCAGGAAACATTATTTTTATTAAAAATGAAGCGGAACCTATATATCAATTGGGATTAATAGACTTTGGAATAGTTACGCGAGTAAATAAAGAAACAACTCAACACTTCCTAGAAATTATAAGCACCATGTTTACAGAAACTAGTAAAAATTTGGCTGAAAAAGTTTTAAATGCGTTTATTGAACCTCGCAAAACTTTTCAAAAAATTCCAGTTGAATGCAGACAGAACTTGTATGCAGAGGCTAGTAAAATAATAGAAGAAGCAATTCACAATTCAAAAGATGCAAGCCAAGTAAAAATATATGAGTTCATGAAAAAATTTAATGAATATTTAAATGGAAATAATTTGCGCGAATGCGGTTTATATGTAAGCGACGAATTTGTAAAGTTTCAAATGGCGCTTGCAATGTCGCAAGGAGTTAGTCTTTGTTTGTGCAAAAATGATTATATGCCATTTGCTAACAAGGTAATTAATGATCTGTTTCACGCGGATTTATTGTTGGAGTCTTTTTAAGTAATTTGTTATAATAAGCTCCTACAAAACTAGTTTATTATAATTTTTGCAAAAAATAATATATTGTCGCATATTAAAATGGATTCAAATGATATTATTGCGTCTTTTATTGCTGGGGGGGCAATTAGTTATATTGTTTTTAGAAAAAAACTTGTTACTTTCACATATGATGGTAAATCAAGAAATATTCCAAAAGTACCATTTCGCATGACTGTTGATAAGGGCGTAAAAGGAATTAACACTTTAGATTTTTACAATTGCAAAAATTTAGTAGTTGTTGACATTCCTGAAGGTGTAGTAGAGACAAATGAATTTGTTTTTAAATATTGCAGTTCTTTGAAAACTGTTTCCCTTCCTAACAGCTTAATAGATATTAGTAATGATCTTTTCTCTAATTGCTATTCTTTAAAAACTATTAAACTTCCTGAAAAACTGACAACCATTTCCTATAATGCTTTCTATAGCTGCACCTCTTTAACAACTATTAATATTCCTAATAGTGTAACAAACATATATGACAGCGCTTTTTCTGGGTGCACTTCTTTAGAAACAATAAACATTCCTAATAAAATAAACAAAATTAATAATGACATTTTTTTTAATTGCCGATCTTTAAAAGCCATTGATATTCCTAATAATGTAATAATCATTGGCGATACTGCTTTTTGTCAGTGCTCCTCTTTAAAAACTATTGATATTCCTAATAACGTTAAAACCATTGGCAAAGCCGCTTTTCAAGATTGCATTTCTTTAAAAAAAATTAAACTTCCTGACACTTTGGATATCATTAGTGATTTAGCTTTTTCTAACTGCATTTCTTTGTCAAGTATTGACATTCCTAGGGGCGTTGATACAATTGGATGTCTCGCTTTTAATCTTTGCATTTCTTTAACATCTATTATCATTCCTTATGGTGTAACAGAAATTGGCAAAGCCGCTTTTTCTTTATGCATTTCTTTATCAAGTATTGACATTCCTGATAGCGTTAAAACCATTGGAGATGAAGCTTTTGCTGGCTGCACTTCTTTAAAAACCATTGACATTCCTAATAGCGTTAAAACCATTGGCGAAAGAGCTTTTTATGGATGCTCTTCTTTGTCAAGTATTGACATTCCTGATAGCGTTGAAACCATTGAACCATGCTCTTTTTACGAATGCTCTTCTTTATCAAGTATTGACATTCCTGATAACGTTGTAACCATTGGAATTGGAGCTTTTTTTAGATGCATTTCTTTAAAAACAATAAAGATTCCTGATAGTGTTAAATTCATTGACGGAAGCGCCTTTGAAAGTTGCACTTCTTTAGAAAAAATAAATATTCCACCAGGCTTAAAAACCGTTGGCGATTATGCTTTTAAAGGTTGCACTTCTTTAAAGCCTTTAAATTTTCCTGAAGGAGTAGTCGTTGGCGAAGGAATATTTGACAAGTAAGTAATTAAATCCGTTTAATTCTTATAGTCAAATTAATGTAGGAATATTATTTTTATTAAATTATTAACATTTTATTTAAATTTGTTGTAATTATAATTTTATTAAAAAAAAATATAATATATAATAGTAAAATGGATTCAAATGATATTATTGCGTATTTTGTTGCGTTAGGGGCAATTAGTTATATTGTTTTTAGAAAAAAACTTGTTACTTTCACGTATGATGGTAAATCAATAAATTTTCCAAAGGCACCATTTCGAATGGCTGTTTCTAAGGGCGTAACAAATATTAATCCTGATACTTTTTATTGCGCAAATTTAGTAGTTGCTGACATTCCTGAGGGGGTAGAATCAATTTATCTTTCTGCTTTTCATCATTGCCATTTTTTAAAATTTGTTTCTCTTCCTAATAGCTTAAATCTTATTAGCGATTCGGCTTTTTCTAATTGCTATTCTTTAAAAAAAATTATTATTCCCAACAGCGTAGGACGGCTTGGCGAAAAAGCATTTCGTAATTGCAAATCTTTGCGCACGGTTGTTCTTTCTAATAGTTTAACAGTCATTTTCGTAAGCACTTTTGCTTTGTGTAGTTCTTTAAAAACCATTGATATTCCTGATAATGTTGCCGTAATTGATGCGACCGCTTTTGCTTATTGCAGTTCTTTAAAAACTATTAAACTTCCTAAAAACCTGACAACCATTAAAAATGGAGCATTTCAATTCTGCACTTCTTTAAAAACTATTAAATTTCCTGAAAACCTGACAACCATTGGAACTAATGTATTTTATTTTTGCAGTTCTTTAACATCTATTAGCATTCCTAATGGTGTGACAAAACTTGGAGAATATGCTTTTGGAGAGTGCGCTTCTTTAAAAAATGTTATTCTTCCTGATAGACTAGCAAAAAATCCTTCCGATCAGGATTCAACCAGCGTTCCTATTGAGGGGTCGCAATTCATTAACAACTGTGTTTTTTTGAATTGCATTTCTTTAGAAAAAATAAAAATTTCTGAGGACGTAACAAAAATTGGTAATGATGCTTTTAATAATTGCATTTCTTTAAAAAATATTATTCTTCCTAATAGCTTAAAAATTATTGGAAACAATGCTTTTGAGCAGTGCGTCTCTTTAAAAATCATTGACATTCCTGAGGGAGTGGAAAGCATTGGCGATAGCGCTTTTAGTGATTGCATTTCTTTAGAAAACATAAATATTCCAAAAACTGTAACAAGCATTGGCGAATATGCTTTTGCGAATTGCAATTCTTTCAAAATCATTAAAACTCCTGAGGGCATTAAAAGCATTAGCAATGGAACTTTTTGTGGTTGCATGTTTTTAAAAACCATTGACATTCCTGAGGGAGTGGAAAGCATTGGAGATAGCGCTTTTAGTGATTGCATTTCTTTAGAAAACATAATTATTCCAAAAACTGTAACAAGCATTGGCTTTTTTGCTTGGATGGGCTGCACTTCTTTAAAAACTATTATTTTTCCTGAAAATATAGAAAATTTTAACACTGCATTGTTTTTTGACTGCACTTCTTTAGAAACCATTCAACTTCCAAAAAATCTAAAAAATCTTGGATTGAATTGTTTTAACGGTTGCACTTCTTTAAAATATATTGACATTCCTGAGGGAGTGGAATTCATTGACTATAGTGTTTTTGAAAATTGCACGTCTTTAGAAACCATTCAACTTCCAAAAAATCTAAAAGATCTTGGAATAAGTTGTTTTAAGGGTTGCACTTCTTTAAAAAAAATTACGCTTCCTAACAATTTGGAAAAAATTGACGATAATACTTTTGAAAATTGCACGTCTTTAAAAGAAGTAAATATTCCTACAGGCTTAAAAACCGTTGGCGATTATGCTTTTAAAGGTTGCACTTCTTTAAAGCCTTTTAAATTTCCTGAAGGAGTAGTCGTGGGCAGGGGAGTATTTTATAAGTAATTAAATTTTTTAGAATCTCGCGTGTAAAAGTTTTATATGACACCTATAAAGTATTTCTTATAATAAGCTCCTAAAAAATAGCTTATTATAATTTGAAAAAATTTATATGTTATTTTATATTATAATGAAAACGTTTAATCGTGTTGCACCTTTTTTTGTTTTAGGGGGAATAGGATATACTATTTATAAAAAAAACAAAACTGAAAATCTTGTTACATTCATTTATGATGGAAAATCAACCAATTTCCCCAAAGTGCCATTTCACATGATTCTTGCTAATAGCGTAACAAGCATTCCTGAAGGTAAATTTTCTGGTTGTAAAACTTTAACAAAGATTACTTTTTCTAAAAGCTTAAAAAGTATTGGCGAAAGTTCTTTTTCTGGTTGCATTGCTTTAAAAACCATTGACATTCCTGAGGGCGTGGAAAGCATTGGCGATGCAGCTTTTTATAGTTGCGCTTCTTTATCAAATATTAACATTTCTGCAAGAATAACAAGCATTGGCAATTATGTTTTTGATAATTGCACTTCTTTAAAAACTATTAAAATTCTTGGAAGCGTAACAAGCATTGGAGATTACGCCTTTAAAAGTTGCAGTTCTTTAACATCTATTACCATTCCTAATGGTGTGACAAAACTTGGAGAATATGCTTTTGGAGAGTGCACTTCTTTAACAATTATTAACATTCCTAAAAAAGTGACAAGTATTGGCTGCAATATTTTTGATAGATGCACTTCTTTAAAAACTATTAACTTTCTTGGAAGCATAAAAAATATTAGTGATTATGCTTTTAATCAGTGCACTTCTTTAAATGTCATTGAGCTTCCTGATGGCGTAACAAGCATTGGTAGTTTTGCTTTTAATGAGTGCACTTCTTTAAAAAAAATTAAGCTTCCTGACTCATTGGAAAACATTGATGCTTGTGCTTTTTTGAATTGCACTTCTTTAGAAAAAATAAATATTCCACCAGGCTTAAAAACCGTTGGCGGTTCTGCTTTTTATTATACTTCTTTAAAGCCTTTTAAATTTCCTGAAGGAGTAGTCGTCGGCGAAGTATTTAAAAGTATTTAATAGTAATTAAATTTGTTGTATTTTCAGAGTAAAATTATTTTATAACAAACAATAAATCTCGCTAGAAAAATTGACAACGATATTTATATGATTAAAAATTAGGTTTTCCTATTTCATTTTTATTTACTATAATTTTACCTATTTTACTGAATTTTTATAAATAAAAACTTCTTTTGCAATGTTCCTGACTATTTTTTCATGTTTCTTGTTATCATCTTCTGAGGTGGAACCACCCATAGATTCCAATAATATATTCTGATATTCCATGTGTTTCTTTGTCTCAGTGTCTTCTGCAGTAGGATTTTCTTCTCTCCATTGCGGAAGCTGTTTTATATTTTTATGTTCAATTCCTTTTATTGCGCGTTTAATTTTTATATTTTCGCCATTTTCTTTTTCCCAAGCATTTTTGTCTTTTATATATAACGTTTCTCGCTTCAAGTCGCTGCAGTGAATGGGCCTTTTAAATACATCAAGTGCGTGAAGATTGCGCATAAATATTTTGCTCATTCCCTCCACATAACCAACGCGACCAATCATATCTAAATCCGACAATTGCAATTGAACCTGATTGACAAAATCGTCAATATTGAGGGCATCTTTGCATTGTTCGTTCAAGAAGAATTGCAGATTGAATTGGTTATTATTTGTAGTATTATTAGTCGTGTTACCAATTTTGGGGATAGTTTCGCTCAAAAGTTTTCGCATTTCTTGATTTTCAAGTAAAATGGCCTGGTTTTGTTCAACGACTTTAAGAAACATTTCCTTTAACGTGGGTTCATCAGTTGGCGTAGTTTCTGAAATAACTTGATTGGTCTCAACAATGCTGGTGCAGATTTTTTTGTGTTTCCATAAACCCTGTCGGTGTTTATATTCGTTGCCACATTCGCACGTAAATGTGGTCTCAACTTCTTTGGCTATTTTTTTGTCATCCACGGTCATCATTTTGTCATTCTTTTTATGTTTACTAGACAATAAATGTTTCTTATAATTACTAACTTTACAGCTATTAAAGTCACATTTTTCGCACCGGAATATTTTGGCTTCTTTTGGCTTATTTTTGTCATCCATTTGTCCTCTAAATAGAGGACAGAAAATAAGTCTAAATCTTTTTCACCAAAAATACTAAAAAATTAGCGTCGCAATTTTTTCGTTATTTTTTTGGCGAACCACACCATAATGCTCAGAATGGCGCATTTTTACCCCCTTTTTCATAAAGTATTTCCGTTTTTGAAAATTGGACATTTTTTTTGTCCATTTTTTGATTTTGGAAACACTTTTGCCCCCTTGTTTTTCGCCATTTTCTTTAAGTTCACTTTTGGATAATATATACTATTTTTGAAGTATTTAAAGGCGGTGCCGGCGGCTGTAGTGCTTTTTTTTTAGTTGGTGCTTTTTTTTACGTTTACTAGTCTTTCTTCGCTTTTTTCCACCTTTTTCATTTCTCCTCGTAACATTTTCGACTGGTCTCGGCGATTCTGGTTGCAAACGCTCCGGACATATGCGGCAATTTTGCATTGAAGAAAATAATCCTGGAATACAACAATCGCTTCCTTCATTCCCAACAACATCTGCTATAGGAACGTGCATTTCTGATGCAATATCTGTTAGTGGAACCTCTTCCAAATTAATTTCCTTTATTGATGGATAGTCTCCATTTCTTGAAGAATTGGAATTTTGACGAGCTATCTCAACAGAAGCCATTGGAATTTGATCTGTCCCAATTATGTCTTCATCTAATGGAACAATTTGATGTCTTCTATTTTTTCTAGTAAACCAGCTTCTTCTATTTGCTGGGGGTGTTTGGGGTCTAGCTCTAACTTGAAATTCCACTTGTCTTGATTCTAAATCTGGATTAATTCTACTGCTACTGCGCCGTCTTAACGTAAATGGATTCGGCATTTATATAATATAACTAAAGAATTTAAAATTGAAACCGTTAAATGAAAAATCAAAAATAATAGTAGTATAATGCAATCATTTACTGAAAGTATGAACGCGCAAAATAAGGTTTCCTTCCTCTTTATTGATGGAAGCTACTTTTGCTTTTATCGGTATCACTCAATTATGAGATGGTGGAAAAGCGCGTATCCGGAGACACCCATTGAAGACCCTTTTAAGAATGAAAAGTTTGTTGAGAAGTTTAGAAAGACGTTTGTTGATACAGTTAACACATTGACAAAGAAGCTGGGAATAATCGCAGATGACCCAATTTTGATCGTCGGAAAGGATTGCAAGAGAGAAGACATCTGGCGGAACGAGTTTTACGATAAATATAAGGCAACTAGAACAAAGGACGACGGTTTTATGGGTGGTCCGTTCTTTAAAATGGTTTACGAGGACAAATTGTTTCAAGAGGGAGGAGTCAGAGCCATTCTAAAGCACCCTAAGTTGGAAGCCGATGATTGCATCGCAATTTCTGTGAAGCATATTTTAGCAACAGTCCCCAACGCACACATTACCATCATTACAAGCGACAAGGATTATTTGCAGCTTGCAACAGGTCAAGTAAAAATTTATAATCTTGCATTCAAGAATATTTCAGAGGCAACGCACGGTGGAAGTGCCGAAGCAGACTTGTTTTGCAAGATTGTCATGGGCGATTCAAGTGACAACATTACTTCTGTTCTAAATAAGTGCGGTCCCAAGACAGTGTTGAAGTGTTTTCAAGATAGAGCCTACTTTGATGAAAGAATGAAAAAGGAAAACGCATATGAAAAGTTTGAACTCAATCGCAAGATTATTGATTTTAATTATATTCCGCAGAATTTGGTTGACGAGTTTATGCAATCAGAAAACTGTATTTATTCATAGATTCAAACATATATTTGCAATTGGTCTTAACTCCATCCATATATTTCCCAATGCATTACCACCAATTACTGTTACCCTTCCATCTCTAATAACCCCTTTTCCTTCCCATATTCTAGTTTCCAATTTTTCTTCACTGCAACGCATTGCAGGATGCACTAAAAGTTTATTTCCACTTTTTAACAAATCTGACCTAACTTCTTGATATAAATTAATCTTATAATAGCATATTCCTTTTTGAACGGCGCGACTAATATTGTCCCATAATGCAAGCTCTTCAATAGTCAACGCAATGCCCTTTTTTCCACCCATTTTCTTTGCTTCTGCACAAGTTTTATATACAGATGGTTTGATAAATTTCATTCCATGATCAATTAGCATTTGTTTTCTTTTTTCATCTTCACACAATTCTCCGATTCGGAAGTATTTTTCTCCATGAAAACAATGTTCGCCACTTTCATAAGTTCTTTCAATTTTAGTGGTCATTGTCATTACAATATCATTTTCCCAGAAATTACTCAATGACCTGTATTCTTTCTTTCCAGAGAAGAAATTGACAACGCCTTCTTCCAAGATTTTATTGTCCGACATTTTTATTTAATTGATTTTAAACATTAATTAAAATCAATTTTATATTCTTCGCGTTTTATTACCACCGTAATATGGTCTATATCTTCTAGTATCGTATTCATAATTTTTATTTCTATCATAACTATTATTTCTATCATAACTATTTGGGTATGCGTTGTAATAATTTGGTCCAACATTTCTATATTTATTTCTCTCTTTTTCCATTTCTTCATCTGTTTTCCTGTATTTAATTGAAGACGGAGAAACGTGACCTCTTTCATAAAAGTCCAATGGTTGATAAACTAAACCAAACATGTCCGCAAAGGCCTGCCTTATTTTTTCATATCGCATATTACACGCTATAACAGGTCTTTTTAATAGTGGAATGGAATCTCCTGGATATAACTCCAAATCAACAATAACATAATAACTCAATTTAGAATCACCCATTGAACTATTAGGTCTATTAACATTAACGTATCTATTTATGCTGCTAATTGCGCCACCAATCATATTATTTTGTTCTTCAAAAGGACTTCCCCCTATTTTAGCAGCCCTTCTTTTTTTAAGAGCGGCCCTTAATCTGGGCGGAGGAACTAGAGGACGACGCGCAGGTGGACGAGCTCCCCTATGAAGACGCAAATTTTCTCTATATTCGTCCATAATGTGGTCTAAATGATTAGAAAAATTGTCATTTTGTCCAAACCAGCTTGCATCTCTAGCAGCAGGTGATAAAAATTTCCATTGCGTTTGAAAAATTAAATACATAAAATATGTAGGTATTTCGCGAAGCTGATATATAAATTTGTTATTAATGGTACTAGTCATAATTTCATAATGTTGAACGCCAGATTCAGGAATTTCTGTTAAAAGTATAAATGCATAATGATTAAATTGATCTGCAATATCTTCATTTCCTGTATTAGGTACAACTCTGTAATGCCCTGATTCTGCCACAACTATGTTGTTTCTAGCTCGCGTTATGTTTGGGTAAACTTCAAGAGCATTGCTTATAACTTCATAAGAGTTTTCTCTACCGCCTCTTCCCATATTAACAATCTGTCTATTTGACACAACTCCAAAAACCATTGCACCATCATCGTCTTGAAAATTAACATATGTTCCCTCAGGAATAGGATTTTGCGCAGTAGTGTCAATAATAATAAATTTTATTTTGAATAAACGTTCAAGAACATTAACAGCCGTCATGTCTCCCCAATAACGCGCGTTAGGATCTCTAATAACATTTCTAACTGCTGCATAATTATTTCCAATCCATCTGCCTTGGTCGTCTAATAAAAAACTAAATTGACGTTTGTATTCTTGTTGAACATCTGGTGCATGTTCATCAATATTTTCAATGGCTCTGTGAACATCCCATCTATTAATTTCTTCATCTGTAATTCCATGAACAGGGTCCGCTATAGCCATTCTTAATGATTCTTGCGTATAATAACCGTCGCCATTTGTAAATGGATTAGTTGATATATTCCCACTATTAATAAGCTCATTATTAAATATCATTGCAATTGCATGAAACAAACAATTGCCGCCTCCTGGATTATCAATAACTTTCCAACTTTCAATAATATCCATTTTTTGTTCTTCTGGCAAATTTGCAGTTAAATGTTCTCTAATGGAATCTTCGTATAAATAAATAATATTTTCTTGCAAAGTTAACGTAGTTTCTCCGTCTGTCCATCTTTCATTATCATGTTGAATTTTTTTTATAATTTTTTCTCCTGGAGTTAATGGCTTGTCTTCATCAATGTCATCCAAGCCTTCAATATCCGAATCACTGTCTTCGTCGTCCTCAACTAGTTGTCTGCATTTTTCACGAATTCCAAGTTTAGTCAATTGTGGAACAAGAATGTCAATTGCATCATGATACTTTTGTTTTAACGCCTTCGTGGAACGTTTAAAAATTCCTAATTTATTTTTATTTTCAGTTTTATGATTGTTATATAATTTCAAATTATCTGCCAATAGTTTAACAGTGCTATATGTTCCTCTGTCAAAAAATAGATAATCAGGAACAAATGGAATAACTGCAGCGTCTTCATTAATTTGCTCATATGAATCAATAGTTCTTTCATATATTTTATTCAATATGTTTCCCAAATTCTGTTTTGTGGTGATAAGCGAAATTTCTCTTGAATACTTAATTGCAGACACTTTGGAGTATATTGTAATTAGGTCGTAACATAACGTCATTGATGCTTGCAATCTTATATAGTCGTTTTGTTGCTCTTTAAACTTTGTGGAATCTGGAAAAGCAAAATCCAACGCGCTAGACGGTTGTTTCTCTAATGGAGCGCTTTTGCGCGTTATATATTGGGTTAAAGCATCGCGCTGTTGTTGTGTGTATTTTTCGTTATATTGTGAGAGAAGAGTTCTAGCAACACCTAATTTACCTTCAATAATTTCGGTTCCAGTATTTTTTCCAACAATATAATCTCTCACGTTTTCTAAAAACACCTCCGTTTGTCTGTATAATATTTTCCACATTCCAAGGTCAATCACCTGTTCATATTTTAACAAAGTAAACATATAGATGTCAAATTGATATCGGTTAATTAATAGTAGACTAGGATAGTTATAATAATTTGCAAGCAACTCAACGTAATTCTTTGGGGTAGCTTCAGTTCTTTTTATAAAATTTTCTGCTTGACTCGCAATTCTTTTTAGTGAATTAAAACTATTGCCGAGTTCTTTATTGGATGAAGGGTTAATGTTATTCAAAATATTTTTATAGCACTGTATGTCAAATTTAATCAAATTTAACGTTAATATATTTTGATGAACCTTTTCTATATTTTGCGATTTAAAAAAATTCTCTTTTGAAATATATAATTTAATATAAAATGCATATAATGCTCTAATATACGCTATTTGTGCGTTAGTTTTGCTAAGTAGTAGTTTCAATGATTCTAAAAATTTATTTAAAAACTGTTTCTTGTATTTTTCTAATAATATTACAGCTTGCAGAAGTTGATTTTTTATTTGCGGATTCTGCAAAACGACGTTAAGTGGAACTCTTCTATTTCTAGAATCTTGAATAATAGCGTTAATATTTGCAACGGCATCATCATAGTTTTTCTTATTTTTAAAAACATTGTCTAAAGCATTTGTAGTAATAGCTGGAATGGTCGGCGCAACAGGAATGCCTGATGTATCTTCTACCGGACTTGCTATTGGTGTTGTTGATTTTGAATTTACAGCAGCAGAAAATATTCCTATTGAACTATCAAACTCCTCTTTTGCAATTCTAAAAGCATTTCCCTTTTCTAATAAATCTTCATATAAAGGCTCTAGCACTTTCCTGTTTAATTTTATATCTTCGCCGTAGTTTCTATCAATAGAATATAACAAATTTAATGATATAGGGTCGCTTGATAAATTTGCTTCATCATCCAAATTTACAACAGTTTGGAAGACTAATTTCTTTCCAGCTAATTTGCGCGCGATTTTTGGGATGTTTTGTTTTGCGTGCTCTTCCTCTGCTGCAGCTTCTTCCGGAGTTTTAGGTTTATTAACTCCTTTTGCTGTACCAGATTCATATTCGTCTTTAAATTTGCTCAAGTCAGTTGAAACCGCAAATCCTCTCATAATGTCTCCATGCACCTTTTTAAAGTTATTTAATTCTGCAGAAGCTAGTTGGTTTTGCATTGCAATGTTTTGTTGATAACCGTATAATCCTTGACCATATGGTGAATTCATAATATTTTTTTCAAAACTTTTAGTGTCAATTTGCCAATCCCCATTTATCCATTCATGCGCAAATATAGTATATGGCTTTCCACGGATATAAAAGTTAGAATTTTTTCTGAACAAAGCATCAAGTGTAATTTTAATATTATTATCAACAATTCCAGCCTTAGTTGCTTCTTCTAAAGTCATTCTTTTCTGAAAAGATGAAGTAACGCTTCTGTTCACTAAACTATTAAAATCGTTCTTGTTAAAAAATTGTGTGTATTTTTCAGATTTTGGATAACCACGAGGGATATTGTATACGGCCGAATTAGTTAGTTTAATAAGAGGGTTGAAATAAACTGTGTCACTTTTTATATTTGGAACAGTCATGTCAGGTTCATATTTTATTTTTGGGTAACCTCTAATTCTAGTATTTATGAATATTGTTAATGTATTAGGAAATGACATACTTATAATACATTAAGAATATTAATGCTCAATTTTAATTATTTTGAACTACTTCTTTAAAATTTGAATACAAATTTTGTTGTACTTGTTTTTGTTTCTCTTTTTTTGCTTTTTCTAGAACGGCAATTGCTGAATTTAATTCATCATCTGAAACATTTCCATCTCCATTAGCATCTGCTGCAGCTTCTAATTTGTTTAATACTCTATATTGATGCGGAACAATGCAAAAAGTACTTTCTTCATTGAATAAATGGTCTGACAAAACAACAAATACAGCAGTTAATCCAAGGGCCGCATATATGTCACGAGTTCCCATCCACGCCATGGCAAACACTAGAATTTGCTTACTAACTGACATTTTAAGATACTCTTCCGTTGATTTGCTAAATTGGATGGATATGAATTTTGATCCAACGTTAAGCAATATCATAACGCACCCTGCAAAAAATTTGCTGTTGTTAAGATATCCAATATGATTGTGAACAAAATTAAGTGAATCTGTAAAAATATTGGAATTTGGTATTATATGTTGATTTTTTTGCGCTTTCTTTGTCATATAATTAATTAATATAAAAAATAATAAAAATAAAATGTTTTTAATTTACTTTACATTTACCTAACTGGTTCATAATGACCACCACTCCATTCTAAACGATATAAATTGCTCGCATTTGAATTATTTAATGGAATAAATTCAATTTCTTTTCTATTAGAAGTTCTAATGTCTAGCACTATTATTTTTGCATTCCATATATTGCACGCAGCCTGAATTTCAATTGCGCCGCCCCATGTTGACATATTACGCATATTTTCAATGTAATTTGAATTTTCCAAGTTTAATATAAATTTTGTATCTAAACCATCTATGATTGGTTTATTTTCTTCTAAATAATCGCAAATGCGTTGTCTAATATCATAACTGTTGTCGTGTATAAAATAACTTAAACTATTAAACAAACAGCTCATTTATATATTTATATATTATTATAATTTTTACAAAATATATAAACTATAACCGCTAGTAAAAATATTACATTAATTTGTAGTTTTTTGCAAATCTAGTAAAAATATTAGAAATGTCATTTATTTTTTTAGAAGTATAATTTTCTATTTTTCTTGCGTGTTGTCTATAAAATGCTTTTAAACCTGGCACAAACCCCTCCGGTTTTTCAACTACATTTGTAATTAAACCAATTCCAATAGCTAAAATTAAAATAATCAGCAAAAAAAACAGAGCTCTAGTTTTTTTGTTCATTTATTTGGATACTATATATTATTAACATTTTTAATTTTTAGTTTTTAATAAAAGATGCAGAAGGTAAACTTCCAGTGTATTGCAAAAATGCTTCAACTGTTTCACTCTTACCTTTTGGAGCTGGCAATGATTTAGCTGGCAAAGATTTTACTTGTTCTGCGGCACTTAACTGTTTATCAACCATGTTTGCAGTTGGAGCCGATGAAGGCGTCGCAACAGGCTTTTCTTTTGGTTTATCTGCAGGAGGAGGACCAAACTTAGAGGTAACCATAGCATCTTTCTCATCTCCATCCTTTGTTAACGCCGCTGGTTCTGTTTTACCTGTACTGGCTACTGGAGCTGAAGGGTCTGGTTTAGTAGTTTTAGTATTTGCATTTTCAAATGTTTCATAACCACTGTCACGCAAATGATGATATAATGCAATAGTAGCAATAGTAGTAGCTATACCTGCTTCAACGCTGTAATGTGTCAAAAAAATGATAATAGTCAATATTAATAATTTTCCCCAAACATTGTTAATGCTTTGACTAAATAAATTAGGATATTGTGCTACTAAAAGAATAATTAAAACAAACACAACTGCCAATATATTGTGTTTACTGTTAGTGTAACTCAAAAATTTTTTTATATAATTCATTTATAAATAATGTCGATATTATTTTTTACACCTTTTTTCATTTTTATATAATTAGGAATTATGAAAAATGAAAAATGCCTTTAAAAAAATTATTTATAATTTCAGTCTGTTTTCTAAATTATTATCTTAATTTTTATTAAGAGAATGTCTTTAGCAATGTATGCAGCACCATTTGATGATGAAAATACACAAATAAATAGTAAAGATAATGATACTCCTATAGGTAGAAAACGACAAGCAAATAATAGAACGCAAAAGAGGCTTCCTAAAGAAAACAATTATTCAGAAAAGGTGAATTCTGTTTTACAAAGCATTCACAATTCGCCTGAACAATCTTCAGGACTAGCAGACTTTAATCCTTTGCCTCCCCCTACATCAGTAGGCGTTGAACAAACAAGAATTAGAGACATAAATGAGGAACAATACCCAAAAATGGACAATTCATCTTATACTTTAGAGAATAATCAACAACAACATCAACAATCGCAAGATGATTATTACAAAAGATTTATGCCCAATTATGATAAGCTTTATAAAACAACTCCACACAATTTGCCTTATTACAACACAACATCTTCTCAAGAACCAAAAATGACAGGCGAAAATGGCATTTTGCTTGAAAAACTTAACTACATGATACATCTCCTAGAGGAGCAACAAGATGAACGCACTGGAAACGTAACAGAAGAGGTCGTTTTATATTGCTTTTTGGGAATTTTTATTATTTTTGTAATTGACTCTTTTGTGCGCGTTGGTAAATACGTGCGTTAACCACCTTTAAAAAAGGTGGTGCCAAATAAATAAAAACAAAATGTGTAATAAAAACACTTATAATATTGATTTAAAAATAAAACCAATATTATAATAAATGTCGTATGCATGTTCAAGAGCAACTTCAATGGGTTCAAATGTTTTCAGTCAAGTGTGCCAAATGCCCAATAATGCCGTCGCAATTGGCTCGGCTCAAACATGTTGCGTAACACAATCTGGAAGCAGTGCTACATCTCCATCTTGTTGTAATCCAACAGGCATCTATTTCATGGTAGTTCACACAAAGCATGATGGTTGCCACGAAATTAACGAATGTGATGAATTTGGGCCGGTGACAACATTTAACCCACCATCAGTTTATCTTTTTAATAGCAGGGATAATGCTGTAGCATTTTTTACTAATTACGTGTATACTATAAAATGCAATCATCCGCGTTGTTCAAAACCTCCAGACAATATAGAATTTGTTGAAGATTGTGGTGTTATTAGTTTTGACGAAGAAGACCGTCCAAGTTGTTATCAAGACCATACAAATCAAATATATATTATTGAGTCTGGTGCGCAATTATTTGTATCGCGTGCAATGGACGACATTAACGAGCTCAACAAAATGCGCAGGCAAAAGAAGAATGTCAAGTCGTTCAGTAAGCAAAAGAAGGAGGAGATGATTGAGATTGGTAAGATGTGCGAGGAATCAATGTAATATAAGTGTTTTTTTTGGTTGAAATGTATGATATGCAAAATTATAAAAGAAATAAGCGGTTGGACTTGTAATAACAGGTTTAGTTCTCATTTTTAATGCATTCACTATTAAATAATTATCAGACAATTCTTCTATAACTGTAAAACGAAAACCATGTTTCTCGCAAATTTTCCACAGAGCAATTTTATAACCATGAATAAATACATCAGTTTCTCTCTTATCAAAACAGTTTATAGAAGCAAAGCAACATATTGCTTCAACCCCTTTGCGAATAAACGTGCATGATTTTCTGTAAAAATATGCACTTTTAACATCTCCTGCTTCAATAATCATATAAACATAAATATTTTCAGTTTTTATAAGCTCTAATAAATTGGAAATTTCTGGTTGGATGCATATGTCAAACTTTGACGCACAATTTTCTCTCATGAAATCAAATAAATGATGTATGTTTGACTTGCCACATTCTACCAACGCCATACTAGGCATCAAATCTATAGGTTTTGACCAACCATGCATTTCAAATCCATAACTATTATAAACGCACAATGGAATAATTCCAGTTAATTCGTCTTCTCTCTTGAACAATGAAACAACAATCTCTCTATTATGATGTCTTTGATTGTAATGGTGCGTTTGAATAATTTGAGGAGCAACTCCCTTCTTGCGACGCATTTTATCCACGCATAAATGGTCTACATAATACACATTAAATATTGCGCAATTTTTTGAGCTGTTTATAACGATGGTGAGCGGTCGCGTTGTCATAATTCCAACCAATTTTTTTGTTAGAGTTGTAGTGCTTTTTTTTAAGCTCACCAAAAGTTCATCTTCGTAGTAAAATGAGAAAAAACTAGACGCATTATGTCCTTCAAAATATGGCATAATATTGTTTTTCTTTGGTTCGTAGCAATTGCCTTGGTTCTGCAAGTAATTTGCTCTAATGAAACGGACAAACTTGTTCATGGTAAGATCGCTTACTGCGTCATACTTAATGGTTTCAATGTTGGTAAAATTGCAATATTTGTTTTTTTCCGGAAGTTCATGATCAATAATTCCTGGAGGAAATAAATAATAATGAAAGTCGTAAAAGTGGAAAACAGGTTGCAAAGTCCAAAACCGGAACTTCATTTTGATGTATGCTGCAAAAAATAAGATAATAATGGCGATGACTAATAATATGTATAGAATGCATTGATACATATTATTTGGTGCGAGTAAAAGTTGCTAGTGGTTACGCGATTATCATGTTCTTATTTGGCACAACCTTTTCTAAAGGTGGTTACGCAGGTTTTTGGAAAATATACAAATATTGGTATTCATAACCAACTTTTATTAAATCTATTTTTCCTTTTACAATAAAACCTGCTTTCTTTGCAAGAACTAGAATATCTGCGTCGGATTCCATGAACATTTTATGCTCTTGTTTTCTGAATATTTTACCTGTTTCTTTATTCTTGAATTTTTCAACGAACTTGGCTGAGTTTTTGCTGTCATCTAATTCAAAGTTGGCACTGTATTTAAAATCCGAAAAATTGACGTTACTTGTTGTAATGCGTTCTTTTGCGTATCTCTGAGGAGACAACATCAAAAGTGGGTTTGCTGGCGGTAAAATAGGATCAAACATTTTTCTATCAACAATGTGAACAACGAGACTTCCGCCAGGCATTAACCAGTTAATACAATTATTGAAAAATTGTTCTTTATCTTTTATGTAATAAATTGTAAAGTATAAGCATAAAATGTGAGTAAAACTTTGAGGTTGAAATTGCATAGCATTTAAAACGTCTCCTTCAACAAAATCGTATTCAGGATAATTTTCTTTTGCTTTTTCAATCATAGAGTGGGAGTTATCTAATCCAATTGTTTTGAATCCTTTTTTATTCAAGATCCCAACGTGGTGACCTGTTCCGGAGCCAACGTCTAAAATAATACTTTCTTGCGTAGGCTTTGTTGAATTGACGATTTGACCAATCTCATAATCGTCTTTTAAGTTGTTGAAGACCAACTGGTCATAAATGTCGCTGTAGAAATCGTCATAAACGTCCGCATCAGTTTTAAACATGAACTTGTCAGTCTGCTCAAACCCTTCTTTTCCTGATTTAGTTGTTCTAAAAATTCCAATGACGATTAATAACAATATTACAAAAAACAACACCTTTCCCCATGTAGATGATTTTTTATACATGCTAGAAATAGATTGCAATGGTTTAGAGATATATTTAAGAATATTAGTTGTCATTTCTTCTATATGTATTGTTGTGATTTTTTTTGTTTGAACATTAATTATAAACAAAATGTCTGAAATGGAAATTAATGATATACGAGAACAAAAGGAGTTTAAAGGTATAACATTTTCCGAATTCAAAAAAACTGACGTTAAAAAAGAGCTACTAAATAATTTATCAAAATCAAAAATAGAACCTGCTTGCTATTGGAGCGCGGAATTTATATGTTCAGGCCATTATAGTGATTTATGGGAGACGATTCTCTATTTTTATAGCAAACACATTCATTTAGGAAATCCTAAACTTGCAATATATCTTGATTTAAGAATACAAACCTTTAAGGAAATTATTACCAATGGATATGCAGGAAATGAAATTAAAATGAGAAATAGTGATAAGATAAGAAAGTTGTTTGGCGAAATAATTTGCATTTTATGTGATGCAAAACGCAAGCACAGTTTTGATGAAGTAAAAATTAAAAAGGAGGAATTTGATATTACGCATATGACAGACAAGTTAAAAGCGCCAAATGCTAAATACACAGAAAATGTAATTTTACCAGGTGACCCAAAAGAGTTATATATAGCAATGAATGAATTTACATACAACATTTCAAAAGATGGAAAGAACTGCATAAACGCATGTTATTGGATTGAATGGATTTCTGAGTTTGAATCTATATGTAAAACTAAGAAGGAACCGTGCAGGTGTGAGAGAAGGGCAAAAATTCCTGTAAATGCCAAAGACCAACAAGACGTTGTATGGTTAATCTGGGATGCACTCATGCAAGAGTCTGAAAAACATCACAAATTAATTCAAAAGATTATGAAAAGTCTATTGAACTTGTTTACGTTAAAGTATACAAACAGCTGCAATAGAAAAAGAAGATATATCTTGTATTATGCTGCGGCGCTTTTAACTGAACCAGTTAATTTAGAAGAAGAATTACTTAAAAACAAAGACCAAGTCGCGCTTGTAACTGGCAAAATTGACAACATATACAAACAGATAAAAAAGAATGAAAAATCTCCACATACGGATTACTTGTTTGCAAATGTGAATAAGAGTAATTTAGATAAAACAATTGCCAAGTTGGAAAAGATGAATAATTTTGGAGAGACGTTTGTGCCGCGTTTATAAAATTTTAGTATCTCCTTGTCCTGTTCTGGAAAAACCTAAGTGGGTCATCATAGCGGTCGTAATCATAATTTTTCCGAGAATATGCAATATTAAAAACTGCATTTGGAACTGCAACACTTAAATTGGGGCGATGTGGATAACCATAGGTTTGCTGGTCTTGAAACCCCCAAGTTTCGCCGGTAATGTTAACCCTCGCCCTGTAAGCTATAATTTTTTTTAATTCTTGAATTGAAGGGATTTTGTATTTTCCGAACCATTCAGTAAACTTGGTCTCGTTGGTTTTGTTTATAATAAATAAAGCTTCTTTGATAAAATTAATGTCTTCATCATTCAAGCAATTTTTGTCTGGGTTATTCATTTTGTCATATTGGTTTTCGCTGAGAAGCCGCAGCCTTTGCTCTTGAGTCATTGCATTGATTTCGGAATTGTCCACGGTGGTGCTCATTTCTTGCGCAATTGGATAAGTTTTGTAATTAACGTAATGCAATAATAAGATTTCAATTTTTTATAATATAATAATTATAATATAATTATTATATTTATAAAATATATAAAATATATAAAATGACGAAAACAAGAAAAATGCATGTAAAAAAAGGAACGCGTAAAAATCGTGGTAGCTTGCAAAAGTTTGAACAGGAAGTTGTCGTTAAATTTTTAGAAGTTCTAACGGCAATCAAGTTGTATCATTGGAAAACGCATAGTTATGCCACGCACAAGGCTACAGACGATTTGAATGCCAAGTTGCACGAGAATGTGGATTCATTTGTTGAAGTATTGCTTGGAAAACGCGGCGACAGAGTGAATTTGACACATAAAAAATCAATTTCTCTCAGAGATTACAGAACTCCAGAAGAATTCAAGAGAGAACTTGAGAAGTTTAAGAGTTATTTAGTGGGTTTAGACAACTGCGCTGCATTAAAAACAATGTCAAATAGCGATTTATATAACATTCGTGACGAGATGTTAGGAAACGTGAATCAGTTTTTGTATTTATTAACTTTTAAATAAAACTAATTAAAATAGAATAGCATTTATAATAAAAATTTAATATATTGATTTTTATTATAATGAATAGTGCTCCAAATACATATTCGGCGCCAGTGTCTTTACCTCCATTAAGACCAATGACAACAACACCAACCTATGGAACTACAACAGGAACTGGTTTTTTAGGATTGTCATTAACGACGTGGATAATAATAATTTTAGTCCTCGCCATTTTAGGGTTTAATATTTTTTTATATTTAGCAAAAGGAACTCAAGCATTTTCTGAAACATTTGGACCATATATAAGATATTTTGCCGGTTTGTTTGGAAACACTGCGGCTGACGTGACTAAAACAGTGACTAATACAGCTGCAACAGGAACAAAGGCGGGGGTTGATGTGATTGCTGGTACAGTTACCAGCGCGGTTGACGTTACTCAACAAACAGCTGGAGCTGTTACTGGTGCCACCGCGTCATCTTCGCTTGTAGGCGGTCAAAAAACTAGTGCATCTGTCCCAAAGGAAGACGCTAATGCTGAAATTAATCAATTAAATGCAACGTTAAATTCTGCAACTCCTCAAACTCAACAAAACACTAGTTCATTTACAGCGGATGATGCATCAAGTTCAATTCAAGCAAGTAAATCGTCTGGAAAATCAGGTTGGTGCTATATTGGCGAAGACCGTGGGTTCCGCAGTTGCATCCAAGTTGGCGCAAATGATACGTGCATGTCTGGTGATATTTTTCCTAGCCAAGATATTTGCGTGAACCCTAACTTGAGGGCGTAGGAAGACCCTTGAAAACAAACGTTACAAGACCATTAATGGGTTCTTTGCTTCTAGAGTCCAAAACAGGTTCGCATTCACTGTAAACGCAGTCAAAGATGTGTTCCCATTCCATCCAAGAATAATTTCCACTTGCACAAGGATTGGAACGAAATTTTCCAAGATTAACATACCATTTTAATCCGCCTTCTCTCCATAATTTGTAGTCTTCTTCATTAGTAAGCATAGAATTAACATGCCATTCACCTACGCTGCTATGAATAACCAATTTTTCTCCTGGTCCAACACGCAAACAACGCAACGAATTTGATCCATCAACCCACGAGTCAATCATAATGGGCAACTCAGAGTTATTGTGAAAATTAATATATTTGGTAGTCTTGAAGAGAGACGACATGTCGGTTGATTATAAATAATTTATTAGATTAATATTTATAATCAATTTTTTATAAGTTTAATGTGTGAAAATTTATTATTTTAGCCAATTTAAGCAACAACCTCAATTACAACTAAATATGTATTTGCGACTGATGAGAATGGACCTGATCCAGCAAGATTAATTAGAAATCTGAAAGTATCTCCAACTGTTATTGGCATATTGTACACGCCGTCAACTGCGACGTTGGTTTCTAATCTGCTTCCAAACTTTGCGGCAATCAAGTTATAAATTGCGGTGGGCACATTAACAGTGTAATCATTTGGATCAAATCCATTAAGATTTGAGAACCATTTATTGTTGGCGTCTTTTGTGAGTCCAGCTTTATCGCCAGTGGGGTTTGAACTGTCAATCTTTGATAAAGAATCGCTGATTGTTTGATTTGATTTTGTGTTAATTGAAGCATTTAGTTCAGAAATTTTAGTTGCAGGGCTTTTAATAAGATCTACGCTATTTACACCGTATTTCTCAGAAACTTGTTTTCTAGTAAAATGGTGAGCGATGGAACAATTTAAATCGGTAGTGGCGTTTGATTCTAACACATTTGAGTGAGAAAAATCAAAAGAACCCATTGATTTTTTACTTGATCCTACCTTTTTACCTTTAACGTTAAATTTTGATGTATCTGTATAAAACGCAAGAACGTCATTGGCGAGTTTTTTATAAGTAATAAATGATTTTGCGTCAGATTCTGTCATTTCAAATTTAATTACATTCTCGTAAGTGCCAAGAGTATTTTCGGAAACAGTTTCCAAAGAAGGCACAGAAACATTGCTAACATTTAATGCAGACAACTCAAAATTAATGTGTGAATTTGAAGCTATTAATGTTCTTAGGAATTCAACAATCACTGGAATGAACCAAGTAATAGGTTGTAAACCGGCTGGTGTGCTGTCTGCCCAATCTGCAGCGGCAACCCAATAGGATGGGGTTTCTAAATTTTTGGATCCAGCCAATTGATATGCAGCAAATTTTGACGCTGTGTCATAACTCATGTTTGCTGCAGCCGCAAATAAATCTTTCATTATCAATAATTGTGATGGTTTAAAATTAGTAACTTGACCAGAAGTCATATTTGACAACTTTTGTGAAGTTATCTTGGGCAAGCATCCATTTAAGCGAGAAATCTCGCTAGAAGATATTAATTTTGAATTAAAAGCAGCAAACTGCTCAGCTGAAAAAGCATTAAGTTGAGTGGCAGTAAAAGAGTTACCCAATGTTGTGTAAGCGGCTCCGTAGGTCGCGTCAAGGGGATTAATCAACGCTAATTGATAATCTAGTGGGTTACTTGACGAAACAACAATGCTGGCGGCAGAATCCATTCCCAATACGTTTGCATTTAATGAAGCGAGCGCGTCTCTGCTAATCTTAGTTTGATAGCCACCGCTAATATTTTTAAGGGACACAATTTGTCCTCTTGTTAAATAAGTAATTTGGAGTGGAGTTAAATAAGTTAATGCAGTTTGATTAGTTATATTTCTAACTGGGGTCATGGCAAATTGTGGGTGGGTGTAGAATCCACTTGATTTATCTAAAGCGGAACTTTGGAATTCGCTAAGGGGGGCAACTAATTTGCTGCTGCCTTGTATGGCGGTTTGCGCCTCTTTATTAAAAAAAGCAAACTGGGATACAAATAAATCAGACAATAAACAGTGATCTCCGCTAGCAGCAGGCTCCCAAGCAAGCACTTGAACGCCAGATAATGCCGCAACAGCAGCGTCTGAAAAATTTTTCATTTGGGTTTGAGAAAAACCCTTCATTTGATCCGCGGACAATACATTAATGTAATCAGCAGCAGGAGATAATTTATAAAGATGATCAAGTTGAATATCCTTAATTTTTTCTGGAAGAACAACCTCTAATTGGGATGGTTTAAAAGGATAATTGCGAACGCTATTAAATTTTGTCTGTTTAAAAGCATTAATAGCATCAGCATTCTCAATAAGATCTAATTGCGCTTTTGTAAAAGCAGCAGTTTGTGAATCCGTAAATGCCTCTATTTGAGCGGGTAAAAATTTAACAACTTGATTTGCCGTCATTAATCCTACCTGCTCAGGCTTAAAAAAGGGGATTTGTGTTGTTGTAAAATTTGCAATTTGATTTGCTCCGGTAGCATAAGTAAGAGCTGGTATTTGCGCATCTGTGAGAGCTTTAATTTGAGCTTCTAAAAAGAATGGCACTTGAGCTTCTGTAAAATAGGGGATTTGGCTTACATTTAAGAATGCAATTTGACTTGCAGATAAAGCTTGAACCTGAGCCTCAGTTGAAAGGGAATGAATTTGGGACTCAATAAGCGCCTTAATTTGATCAGATATTAATAAGCTCAATTGTTTGCTGTGACCATTTGCTCCAGAAACTGCAGTTGCGTACAAATGTTCTACGTGCAATTTTGGTATTTGGGATGCAGTAAACGCTTGCACTTGAGCGTCGGATAGCGCGTGAATTTGATCGGCCGTCAAAGCGCCAACTTGATTTGCTACGTCTGTGGCAGTTAATGCTTTAACTTGGTTGACTGAAAGACCTTGAATTTGTTGGTTTGAAGAGCTTGCACCAACCTTTAAAGCGGCTATTTGCTCTGTAGTAAAGTGTGGGATTTGAGTAGTTTCAAACAATCCCATTTGGTCTTTTGTTAATGAAGCCAATGACGCAATAGTAATAGCTTGAATTCTAGAAGCGTTCAATGACTTTATTTGAACAGATGTTAATAAAGCAACTTGTGTTCCTTTTAAATATCCAACTTGGCTTGAAGATAGGGGAAATGTGTTGTCAACCACGGTTAAAGACGCAACGAATGACAATTTTTGAACGCGGGGTTCGTCTAAATCGGCCAATTGAGCCGCAACTAAAACAGCTGTTTGTGCAGCAGTGAATTGCTCAATTCTATCGGCGCTAAGATTGGCTAAAACAGTTGCAGACACAACTGACGTGTCTAAAAAATACCCAACGGGGTACAAGGAAATCTCTTCAACTGGACAGTTGTCCAGAGTAGTGGAAGGCACGTAATTCGGCATGTTATAATAAATACTAATATTAATTTTTTACCAAAAAAAGTAATGCAATAAATATATTTTAAAACGCATTTCTATTATCTTAGTAAATCAGTTTTGTTGCAATAACATAATTATTTTTTGTTAAACCGACTTAATTTTAAAGTAATTCTGCTAATTTATCTGGATTAAAAACGCCGTCTTCAGGCAATCCATATTTGTCAATGTAGGCTTGAATCTCTGGTCTTAATTCAATAATCGGCGCCGCAATGCTAATTTCTGGAACAATGCTTAAATTTGTTGAATTATTTAAGTTGTCAATGTATTCTTTTAACAACTCTATATTGTCTAATATTTTTGATCTGTTAAAAACAACTTCATAATTGTTTTGTAATTCTAAATATGCAATATTAGTTGTTACCATTCGCATCAACGCTTCAAAAGAAGTAACAATAATGCGTCTAATAGTTTCATAGTCTGAGTTAATAGCCAAACCACTTTTAAAGTTAAACAATTCTTTAGAAAGTTGTGTAAATTTTTCACCAGTTAATTCTGTTGACAATGCTTCAAAATTTCCGTTAGCCAAATCAGAATAATAACTCATAATAGTTGAAACTGTTTCGCTAATTAAAAGTGCGTGTATCATTGTTTCTTGAACGCTATTGCTTCCACTTCCGCCGCCACTTCCGCCGCCATTTGATTCAATTGCAGTTAATAGAGTAAAAATATTATTATTTGACATAACAATCGTTTGCATAACGGTTTCAATTTCTGATTTAGTGGTATTTATTAAACCAGTAATGGACAATTGCATAAGGTCTAATTTTCCAGCCAATTGAGTTATTAGATTGCTATTTGAAATTGTTTGATTCATATATGTTTTCATCTCAGCAGCGTTGACATCAATGTGAGAATTAATTGCAGCATCACTTGCAGCAATTTGTTGAGTAACATATGTTTTAATTTCATCTTCAAGAGCTTCATTGGTGTTATTAATATGCAATTTAATGTCAGAATTGCTAGCATCAACGCGCGAATTAATTGCTGCTGTGCTGGTTTCAACTCGTTGATTGACGTATGTTTTGAAATCGTCTTCAAGATGTTGATTGGCGTGGTCAATATATAATTTAACGTCAGAACCACATTGAATAATGCGTGAATTAATAGCTGCATCACTTGCAGCAATTTGTTGAGTAAAATATAACTTAAATTCATCTTCAAGATGTTCATTGGCAGCATCAATGTATAACTTCAAATTAGATTCGCTTCCATCAATATAAGATTTTATTAACGCCTCGTTGCTAGCATTATTGTTAGCGTCATTTTTGACAAGTTGATCGGAAATGTATAGTTTCAAATTGGACTCGTTGCCATCAATGTAAGCTTTTATTAAGGCGTTATTATTAGAAATGCTATTATTAACTTGATTTGTGACGTATAATTCCATCTTATATTCGCTTCCATCAATGTAAGATTTTATTAATTTATTGCTGCCATCAATTCCGATTGTTATTTGATTAGAAATAAATAACTCAAGTTGATGTTCTCTTTCATCAATATATGATCGCAGTATTGCATTGTTGCTAGAAATGCTTTTAGAAATGCTGGCATCAATGCTGCTATTAATTTGATTAGAAATAAATACTTCCATCTTAGATTCGCTTCCATCAATATAAGATTTCATTAACGTGTTATTATTAGCAAGTTGTTGATTGATTGACGTTGTTGCATTAGAAACAGTTGTAGAAAGTTGCGCAAATTGTTGGTTAACAGATGCAACGGTATCAGAAAATTTTGTATCAATGCGTTGATTAATAGACGTTGTTGCATTAGAAACAGTTGTAGAAAGTTGCGCAATTTGATTGTTGACATTTGTATTATTATTAGCAAGTTGCTGATTAATAGACGTTGACGCGTTAGAAACACTTGTAGTAAGTTGCGCAAATCTGTTATTGACATTTGTGGCGTTTTCCTCCATTTTATTAGAAATATAAGCTTCAACATTTGCTTCTGTTTTTAAAATACTATTTTGAATTTGAGAAGTTTTAACTACAAAATTGTTGTCAAAATAATTCTTTAAATTTTGAGCGGCATAAACAATAGAACTATTATCTAATTGTGGACTCATGACATAATCATTTGTTTGTGAATTAATGTCTAAATTTGTTACGGTTGACAAAGAAAATGTGTTGCTTATGCTTTGAGCAACATTATTTAATACTGACGCAGTGGTTGTTTCAATTTCTTGTTTTAAATTATTCTCAGTTGCAGTTATAGCTTGAAGAATTACTGCCTTTGTATCAGTTAGTTTAGTCTGAAGTGTGGCAATTTCATTTGATTTAGATGAAAACTGTGCATCAAAATAATCTCTAAAAGACTGAGCTGAATTATTAGTGGTTGTATTGGCCATTGGAGTCATAACTGCATTATTTAATTGTGGAGTCACATTTTCTTCACTGGGAGAAAGAAATGGCACTGAAGATCTATTCATGCTCTCAAATACATTGGTTAAATCACTAACTAAAGTGGTAACCTTTTTTATATCTTCTTTAATAAGTTCTTCATTTGCAAGTATTATATCTTTTACATTGTTAGTATAATTTTCTATTAAACTTACAACGTTCATGTCATTTTGAAGTATATCAGATTTTGCATCTAATATAGTGGTTTTAATGCGTTCATCGCCTAACGCTATATCATGTCTTGCTGTAGTTATATTATTATTAATAGTTGATTCGCTTGATAGTATTTCATTTTTCGCATAAAATATACCGGATTCAATATTTCTTTCGCTTTCAGTTATTCTATTTGAATTCTCGGTTATTAAATCTTCCAGTTGGGAGTATTGTTTTGTCAAACGATTGTTATACGAAGTTCCAGATACATAATGTCCACTATCATTGTCAACAATATTTCCATCATATGTAAAATTTGGATTAAATTCAGATGACTCGTAATCAGGTTGAATTGCGCTATTAATAAATTTTTCTCCTTGAGGCCATTTATTTCCACCAGCGGAATATGTGCGTCTTTGTCTAGGATAATAAGTTGGCAATCCATCATTGTAACATAAACCAGTGATTGGTCCTGGAACGTCTGAACTTGTTGTTGGGTTGCAAAAATTGTTTTGCGTTGAACTGTAAATTTCTCCAGTGCAAAGATTTTCGCTAACATTGCAAATAAGAGTTCCTCCGTCTGGGATAACAATTGTTTCAGGCGCAGCATTTTCAACAATTGGAGGTAATAAAGGATTAAGTGGTGCAATTGGATCAGGATATTGTTGAGGAGGAACAGTCGGTGTTGAAGCTGGATTGTCGCCGCCATTATTTAGAGGCAATGAATTAAATACGTTATTATTAATTGTTGGTGGACATGTAATAGGCATTGACGTTAATTGATATTTTATAGAATTATTTAATTTATTAAAAGGAATAAAGTTATTTTTAACAACTGTAGTATATCCAAATCGTTTTAAACTATTAGTATTTGGATTTGTATAACTTTGGGTTTGCGTTGCCCATGTTGTTGTGCGATTTGTCCACATTCCACGAGCTATTTGAGCATACCGTTGTTGTTTAGTTATGTTTGAACTATTATTTTTATATTGAAGTATGTTTCCTTTCTTAAGAACGTCCAATTTATATGCTTGACCATTGTGAATTACTACATTACTGTCTGTATATGCACAAGGATTCTCAAATCGGCTCCATTCCCTCGTTGGCCGAGGATTGTAATTTGGACCAAAACAAGACATATTATTTTATATACAATTATATAAAATAAAATGCAAATTCAAACAATCAACTAAATCAAAACAATTATGGTGTTGTTCCAATTGGATTAAATTGGTCGCCTGCTCCAGCAAAAAACCATCTTACAGACAAGTAATTAGGATTTTTCATATTCATTGCAGATGATCCCACCATTTTGGTATTTGGACCATTCTTAACCAAATTGTATACAGCGGCCGTTCCAAGCGCGTAATCATAATACCACAAATTGGAAATATAACCAGAAAAACCGCCGTTTAATGCAATGTTAACATCCCCATAATTTTGCTTGGGAACTCCACTTAATTCCATGCTTTTTGTGATAGTTCCGTTAATGTAAATGTCTAGTGCAGTATTCTTGCATGCAATTATAACATTTACCCATTTATTTAAAGGAATGTCGTTAACAATAACCTCTTCATTAATATCATTGTAAGTATTCATAATAACCTTTAATGCGTTTGTATTTGGCATAATATACAAACCAGGAGCATTATTTGGGAAATTTAATCCAGTTTCAGGAACGACATTAGCATTTCCCTTGCTAAAAATGTGACGATATATAGATGATGGCGTATCATCAATAAAAACCCAAACAGACCAAGTAAATTCAATTCCATTTGGGCCATTTACAGAACGATTAATTGGTTTTGACCCAGATGTAGTTGGGTCCTGTGGAACAATGATTGTTTGACTAGCATTAACCATACCATTTATTATTTTAGGAGAATTATTTGGCCCAAAAAACCATGACAAAATTGATATTGAAAATTGAAGAACAACAACAAATACTAAAATAACTAATAATAGAAATGCAACTCTGGCAACTAAACTACTTGAATTCATAAAATCTTTGATTCCACTTCCTCTGCCAGTACTTTGTGATATAACACTACCGTTGTCCATTATATATATACTATATAAGAAAAACATAATTAAATTGTAAAACTTCCACTTTCAGTTCCATTTTCTGTAAAAGCTACCTTAACTTGGTATTTACCAAAAATGTTAGACAACCAACTAGCGCCATATCCTTTTTGGTAAATGTTCCACGCAGTTTGTGGATCGGTTGAATTGGGATAATATTGGAATTTAGCAGTCCATCCAGAAAACCCACCTGCAGGCGTCACGTAAACATCGGCATTAGAATTAATTTTAGCAACACCAGGCAATACGCAAGTTTTCACCAATTTGCCGTCAAGATATACGTCAAGCGTTCTTCCATATACACTAACCAACAAGTTAACCCATTTTTGAATAGGTACGTTGCTAATATTGCAAGCGTGAACAACCGAGCCGTCTGAAGCTGTTGTGTCTTCACTTGACGCAGGCGTTGTTCCTGGAAAACACGTTAATAAAATGGATAAATTGTTTTCAATTGCGCCTAAAATAGCAGCAGGGCAAGGTAGACTATTTCCTACAGTGTCAATTGTTATACTTTGATTGTCTGTTACTGTTCCCATGCGCCCATATAAAATTTTCGCATCGCTGTATTTGTAGTTCCAGTCATTAATATAGAACCAAATTGAATAAGTAAAATTGCTAGAATTTGCAACGGTGCCTGTTGCTAAACTTCCAGCAGTAATTTTTTGCATTGTTGTTCCAGAGTTAAGGCTTGTAAGCGTGTTAACATCTGAAAATACATAGCGAATAACAATGTACAACAACACGATAATTATGACTACGAGAAGAATATTCTTAATCTCCATTTATATATAATATACTAATAGAATTTTTCTTAAAATAGACAAACATTTATTGTGTCACAATAAATGTTCAATAACTTAATTTACTTATCCATTGTAATTATCATTATTTGCCATGGCAAACCATTTAAATGACAAGTAGTTTGTATAAGGATTATTTGGATCTGCTTTTACAGTTGGATTTGGATTTGGATTTGCTTCTTCGCTTGATGGTTCTGATTTCACGTCAATTGTAATTGGAATTGTAACAACCGGTGGATTTGATTTTATGCCAGCGCCGGCTAACACGTCTTTGACAATTGATTCTTTAGATGACTTTGCAACAGGCGGATTTTTTTCTTTTACTGTGTTATATAAGTAATAGATTTGAGACGCATTAATGCTAGAGTTGAAGTATGTTACATTACAAATTCCTCCGTTAATTCCATTAGTTGCGCCAATTGTGAGTGAGTCTTTGGACATTTGCGGAACGGCTTCATTTGCTGATTTTACCAATTTTCCATTGTAAAAAATGTCTATAGTTCCACCAGAATAATTTATTATTATGTTATTCCATTTTTGCAATAAGACTTTTTCCATTTTATAAATAATTATATTGCCATTTGCATCTAGCTCTTGTGGGTTTTTAAGACGACTAACACTTCCAACTGATGGTTCGCCGGTGTTCAGCATGGCAATCATTAGAGTATTTTCGCTTGCATTATAAAGAACGTTGGGTTTATCGCCGTAATTTAATAAAGAGGTGTATTTGTCCAGCGACGCGCTAACGTTTGGACTAACTGCGTCTATATAAACCCAAAATGAAATGGCATAATTATAATCGTATGGATTTTCATCGGCGTCCGTTCCATTTAAATTGTCGTACGTGCCAATGGTATTTTCAGAATTTGTATATACAGGATTATTCACCAAGATATTTCCGCCCTGTTTTGCAACATTTGTTTGTATTTGTTGCCCTAAGAAAAAATAAATAACATATAACAAAATTATAATAACAAGCAATGCATAATATGTGGCAGGAGTATTTTTAGTGGATTCTATTGTTGTAGACAATCCAGACCATAATCCACCAATTCCAGTGTTGGTTCCAGCAGTAGCGCCTAATCCTAAAAAGCTCATAATAGTGTCAAGAACGCCAACTAAAATGCAAGGGATGTACAAAAGTGTGTTGACTATTAATCTAAAGAATGGGCTCTTCTTGTAATAACTTCCACCAGTAACAAGTTTAAATACTAACCCCAGAATCGCAATAACAATTAACGCATTTAATATAAATGATACTATACCAGATTTGCTTGAAAGACCCTCAACTCCCATAACAAGCCAACCAATAAGTAAACCAGAAAAAATGAGACCAAATAAAAGCATAAAAACTTGGCGAGAAATGTTTGTGATATTGGATAAGCTCAAATTGAGGTCTCCGTCACTGTCTCGGAAGGATATTTTTGAGAATGATTGAATTCCAAAAAACAAGATCCACGCAATGAAAATGACTATAAGTAATATTACAATGAGAGAAACTTTGTTTGTTTTATCACTTCCTGCAAGACCGGTTCCATTTGTAAAACCTCCAGGATAAGCAAGAATGCCAGAAACAATAACGATTAAAAATATAATAAATGCAATTCCACTAAAAAGACTCATTTTAGTAAGGCCTTTGAAAAGACCACCTGCCGAATTATCTGGCATTGAACCCTTTTTAATGGAAGGGAGCGTCATCAATGTTATCAAATAAAGGAAACCAAAAATGGCTAATAAGATTGTAACAATGAGAGAAGGTCCAAAATAAGTTTTTAAATAACCACCAGGGTCTACGGTGTAAAACAACAAAATAAATACAAGCAAACAAAAATAAATTACTGCATACTTAACTCTTTCATAATTCAAATCTAAACCATATAAGGTTCCCTTCTCCATTGCTAAATAAAATAGATAAATCCCCATTAGCATTGTTATTGGGAAGAATAAGAATGCGTATGCATTCAAAATTCCTTTAGGAACGCTTTGGTATAATATAATGAGGCCAATAATATATCCTGCAAGAAGCAATACAAACTTTAATTTTCCTAAAAAATTCAAGAACTCTTTATATTGCGGTATTATTAAAAGAATAATCAATACTATTGCGGAGACAAATGCTATAATTGTAATGGCAGTGTTGTTCTGCGCTTGCGTTAATGATGGCGCGCCAGGTAATTCTACATTTTTTGAATATATTAGTCCAATAGTGACCCCCATAAGTATTAACATGACGGCAAAAAATGTTCCGTATATGAGAGGCGTCTTTAATTTTGCATAATCATAATTCTTCATAGAGTCTAATGGAGTTGCATTATTTATTATAGGAATTGCTGTAGCTTTTGGGATACTCATAATATAATATAATAATATAATTACATTATATTTTTCTTTTCCCAAAGACACTTTTGGGAAAAATGTCGCAAAACTCCAACAAAATTTGGCTCAACCTTTCCCAAAGACACTTTTGGGAAAAGTGTTGCAAAACTCCAACAAAATTTGTCTCAACCTTTCCCAAAGACACTTTTGGGAAAAGTGTTGCAAAACTCCAACAAAATTTGTCTCAACCTTTCCCAAAGTAGAATTTACATATTTTCCATAGCAGTCTTTTTTCCGTGACAGTCCCTACACAAAGCGACCAAATTGCCAACTTCATTGGTTCCGCCGTATTCTAGCCGTTTAATATGATCAACTTCAAACCAAGCGTTTAATTGTTGTTTACAATCTCCACATTTCCAACCTTGGTTAGACGCTACATATTTCTTTTTGGTTTCACTTACAGAACGTTTAGTGCTTTTACCTCCAGATTGCAGAATGCGTTTCTCTGCATTTAATGTGCTCATACTTGCACCCATGTTATTGTCATTATTTAAGTCGCCCATAAAACTTGAGTTGCTAGATGTTGAAGTAAAGTCTATTAATGGACTAAGCATGTCCATGGAAGATTTGTCAATCGGCATATACTTGACAACGTTATTGGCGTGAAGAAGGATATTTTTGCATCTTGCTGGATTGCGCTTTACCATGAGATAAAAGATGATACCTAAAAATACGAAAAAGGCAATCTGAAAGTATTTTTTATTTTTCATTATCATTTTTGTGTATTTTCCATCATAATAAGTATTGTAAGCTAAAAATGCAGTTATTCCAAATATTAGTAATTCCAGTTTCATAATTAATATAATGCGAGATTATAATTTAATTATGTCACGCTTTTATCTTCTTCTTCTAGTTTTTCTATTATTTTTTTTGTTTTTTGATTTTCTAGTTTTCTTTAATTTCCTTGTTTTTCTATTTCGCGAACCTGCTTGTTGTTGCATTGCGGCTACAAGTTCAGGATAATTAAATGGAGCATTATTATTTCCTTCAGTCATATTAATTGTATGAGCTATAATAGAATCCAATATACCTTGGTCCTTTAATGGGTTTCCAACGACAAAATGGCTACCTCGCCAATTATAAATTATTGGGGTATCTAAAGTTGGTCTACCGTTTATATTTCCAGTTGGGTTAATATAAATTCCATCGGCATATTCTCCTCTATTTATAGGACCGTTTGTGTCAAACTCATGCGGTTCTTTATTATTCGCGGTTAATATTATTAGACCATGTGGTAATAAATTGCCAAACTTAAAATATGTTAAAAATAATTTTCCATCTATATAATCTTGGGGACCGCCGCGGCCGTTTGAAAGAATTTGTCTTTTTGCATCAATATATTGAAAGTACTCCGTAGATTGGGTTACTGCAGCGCGTCTAGGTCCATCTTCGTCAGCAGGAAGTGTATTCAGAAATTCATGAAATTGTTCCTCATTCATTCCACTTAAATAATCTGACTGTCCTGGCAATATTTTATTGGCGTTTAATATTTTTATAATATTACCATAGAAATTACATACATCTATTCTTAATACATGAGCTAATGACAATATAAAGCATCTATTAATATATTTAACACCGTTTGGAAATGTAATCTCATTTCCGTAATCTATATAAGTTTTTGCTGTAGTTTTATTAGGTGATAGAAAATTTTTGAATACAATTGTCCCTTGTCTGCCGTTGCTTGTCTCGCAATTTCCTTGTCTTCTCCCTGGAAAAGGTCCGCCTTGTCTTCTCCCTGGAAATGGTTCTTCTTCCGGTTCTTCTTCATATCCTCTTTTAAAGCGCAATCCTACATTAAGATCAGGTTGTTCATGTCTAACAAATGCACCAAGTGTAAGCATGGTTGTTTTCATTTTTTTTGAACACGTTGCAGCATTTAATAATTTTTGATAATATTCATCGTCTTTATTTTGCATTGGTGGTGATTCCATCATTTGTAATTATAATATAATGATATTAATTTTAATAACTTGTATCTAAATTATAAAAATTAACTAGAATGCGTTTTAGATTTGCTTGTGGTTGTTTTTTTCATAGTTATTGATTTTGAGCTAGATTTAGATTTTGAACTAGATCTTTTTTTGATTGTTTTAGATTTGGATTTGGATTTGGATTGCGTTAAACTAGAGGTTGGGCGTTTTTCTTGGAAATGCACAGTGGATTTTTTATCAGCTTTCAAAAACAACGCATTTAAATCTTCCAATTTAGCAACAATTTTATCAACATCAATGGGCACATAACTACATTCAATAACGTATAAAATTGTTTCCTTTATTTTTTCAATAATTTGTATTTCACAGTCGCACAATTTATTATAATATCCACCCAAGTATTCTAAAATTGGCAAATACGTCATTGTAAATCCCCAAACGTCCAAATTTTTCAAGAACACTTCACTAAAATACTCCATCTTATCAAACTTTCCATCACGCGTAAATTTGAAAAGCACATAAGAAATGTATTCAAATATAAAATAAAACGTGCAATCAAATTCTATTAAATCTTCTTTAAATTGTTCTTCAATATTAATTAATCCGCGCTCAAAGAATTCTTTAAAAATACTATTAATTGCTTTCAAATGCCCAGGACCGCGTTTATTCACCCACGATATGACGTAATTAATAACAAAAGAGCGAATAATAAAAAAACTGGGCTCCTTGTGCTTCTTTAAAAACTCTGCGTACATTTTTGAAAAAGTATCATTAAATAATACAACTGAAAATGGAACATTGAATTGAAAAGGTCTATTTGTTAAAGGTTTTGGAATATTTCCCCCACTTTTATACGCAGTTGATAACCCCCAGTCTATTAAACGAGTTTTTACGCCTGCATGACCATCGTCTTTTACTAAAATATTGGAATCTTTAATGTCACAGTGATATACGTTTCTCTCATTCATTGGCACAATTCCCTTTTTTAAAAGCTCAATCAACGCAGCATTCATCTTGTGAATCTTTTTATAATCCATTTTTTCTTTTTCAACGTAATCTCCAACATCAACTCCTCCGTAGGGCATATTTAAAGACATTAATTTATCCAAAGATTTATTCACATTTGACGCAGTTATATCTATTTTCTTAAGGGATTTGCACCTCTTATCAAATTTATCAAGATCCTCTTTTGTGAGCTCTTCTGGATCGCATAATGAAAATCCATCTAGAAAAAAATAATCGTTATAATTTGGAATGTCGTCTAATAGATTTTTGAATTCCTCTATTTCTTTATACTCAGCCTTTGCATATTTTGTTTTCATTAGTTTAGTTATTCCGACTTCTTTATTTTTTCTAGTTTTGCATTTAATAGCTGGTTTAAAAACACATCCAAAACCACCTGATGCTATTGCTTTTCCTCCTTTTATTTTTGTCATATTGTTTTATTGTTAAAATAAGCATAGATAAAAATATTATTTTTAATTATTCATTGTATAAATAAACTATAGTTCCTATAAATAATGCAATAATAACAAAGTATATAATTTTACTGCGCATTTTATAGTATTCTCTCATCTTCAAATCGTTTGGTTTATATTGCTCGTAATAATATTCGTAAAATTTGCTGAGAGAAATATTAGGCTTCTCAAGTCGTTGGTTAATTTTATTGTGTATAAAATGCATCCACCGTATAAATGCATCGCGAGAATCTAAATAAGGCGACACAGGATATTGATCCAACAGTTGGCTAAAATATGTTGCCATTGTTTCAACCGGAATAAACATTGGTATATTGTGAATAAATTCATAATATTTCTTTTTTGTAATAGTATTTGGTCTATGTGGATAACACATTGCTACTGTATGTAAAAAAAACCAATAGTGAGGCCCCCATACTTTTGGATCTAATCCCATTTGAATAAATTAATATTAAAAGATAATTGTTTAAACATAAATGATAATATAAGATTAGTACTAGATTGAATGAATAAAACAAACACATGCAATAATTGTGGAAAACATGGACATTTATTTCACCAATGCAAATTGCCAATTACTAGTTATGGGATTGTATTATTTAGATCCAGCGACAAAGGAATACAATATTTAATGATACGCCGCAAGGATAGTTTTGGGTACATTGATCTAATTAGAGGAAAATATTCGTCTTATAATGTAGAACAGATTCAAAAAAGCGTAGACGAAATGTCTATCTGCGAGAAAGAGCGTTTAAGGACCGAGTCATTTGATAATTTATGGAAGACAATGTGGGGAGGTAGCAATGGAATGCAATATAAAGGCGAAGAAACTGCTGCTTCTAAAAAGTTTGAAATTATTAAAAATGGAATTCAAGTAAACTTGGAAAAAATTACACTTGATGATATTATTGATAATAGCAAAACGCGGTGGGATGAGACAGAATGGGAGTTTCCAAAAGGACGTCGCAACTTTCAAGAAAAAGATTTAGAATGTGCATTAAGAGAATTTGAAGAGGAAACTGGATATTCAAGTAAAGATATTACCATTATTGAAAATCTATTGCCGTTTGAAGAAATATTTATTGGTTCAAATCATAAATCATATAAACATAAATATTATTTGGCATATATGAATGACACAGTTGATCTCTTGCAAAATTTTCAAAAAACAGAGGTCAGCAAGTTAGAATGGAAAACATTTAATGAATGTTTAAATTCAATTAGACCTTATAATTTAGAAAAGAAACAAATAATTACAAATATAAATAAAGTATTACAAGAATATAGATTATATTCATAATATATAATATGCAAACGCGAAGAACAAAAAATACAGATAAACCTAAACAAAAACAAGTTAAAAAACTTAAATTTGCCGATCAAGCCGATGCGCCAACTAGAGAAGATACTTTAAAAGACGAATATGAAAAAAACAATTGCGCCGCTACTGGAAATGAATATGATAAAACATGCAATAAATTCTTGTTAAAAAAAGAGTTGGTAGAAAGAAATGAATTAGGCAACCATCCAGAAGAAGACGATTACTTGTATCCTAGTTTGAATGACCCAAATTTTATTGTTAAAATAGCAGAAAAGAAGGAGTTTAACGACAATCGTTATGATGGTAAAATTTATAATATTAAAGAACAAGCAGATCTTTTAGCAAATGCAGAATTTGAATTGGCTCCTCAACAGGCGTTTGTCCGAAATTTTCTCTCATTTCAAACTCCTTATAATAGTCTTTTGCTATATCATGGATTAGGTTCAGGCAAAACTGCGACATCTATTGGCGTGTGTGAAGAACAGAGGGATTATTTAAAACAGATGGGTATTTCAAAACGCACAATTATTGTTGCATCGCCAAACGTTCAAGACAACTTCAAGGTGCAACTATTTGATGAGAGAAAATTAAAATTGGTTGATGGTTTGTGGAACTTGAAAGGCGCAACAGGGAATAAATTTATAAAGGAGATTAATCCAATGAATATGAGGGGACTAACAAAAGAAAAGGTTGTTAGTCAAATTAAAGCAATCATAAATAATTCTTATTTGTTTTTAGGTTATATTGAGTTTGCCAATTATATTGAAAAAGTCAAAGAAGTTAAAGGCGCATTTAAAGATGAGGAAGATAAGCGCATTAAAATGACGCGAAATTTAAAATATGAATTTGATAACCGACTAATTGTGATAGATGAAATTCACAATATTCGTATTGCGGAAGAAAATAAGAATAAGAAGGTCGCCATTCAGTTAGAAGACTTGGTTAAATCTGCTTCAAATATGCGTTTGTTATTATTATCTGCCACGCCAATGTACAATAGTTATAAAGAAATTATTTGGCTTTTGAATTTAATGAACCTAAATGATAGACGTGCAACTATTGAAATTAAAGATGTATTTGATAAGGATGGCAATTTTAAAAAAGGTCCCAATGGAGAAGAAGAAGGTAAAGAATTGCTCTCAAGAAAGGCAAATGGTTATGTGTCTTTTGTACGAGGAGAAAATCCCTATACATTTCCTTTTAGGGTTTACCCATCGGTTTTCTCTCCCAAGTCAACGTTGGAACATGTAAAATACCCAAAAATTCAAATGAACGGAAAGAGAATTAAGGACGAAGATGTTATTCAAATTTTAAAACCAACAATTTATTTGACTGAAATTGGAAAATATCAAGCTATGGGATACAAATTTGCCATTGATAGTCTTAGAAAAAAGAAAATTAGCACAACTACAAAAACTGGAGTTGTGAGAGAAATGCCTAGTTTTGACAACATGGAGTCATTTGGGTATACTTTATTGCAGATACCATTAGAAGCGCTTAATATTGTTTATCCGATGGAAGGTCTTGAGAATGTTGTTGAACCGATTGAAAGTTTATCTAGTTTTGAAGAGGATTCAGACATTGAAGAGGAGTCAAAACCAATTTCTGCGCCAAAATTAAAGGAATATACAGGAGTAAGACAATTGGAAGCTGCTTTAGAACCTCGCCAACAACCAAAACCAGAAGAACCAGAAGAACAAAAAGAACAAGTTATTAAATTAACCAGAAAACCATCCAGCAAAAAATCAATAACTTCTTATAGAGGTGGAGATTCAACCGAATCTGAACGCGAGGTATTTATTAATGCAAATGATTTGACTGGAAAGCGTGGCTTAGAGAGAACCATGGAATTTATTGATAGCAAAAATCCACCTGAAAAGGGGTCATTTGAATATAAAAAGTGGTTATTAGATAAAGATGAAAAAATTTTTGCCCCAAATAAAATTGGAAATTACAGCTCAAAGATAAACTCTATTTGCAAAAGCATTTTGTCTGATGATGGTGATGTTGCTGAAGGCATTATATTGATTTATTCGCAATATATTGATGGCGGTTTAATACCAGTTGCACTTGCATTAGAAGAAATGGGGTTTTCTAGATACGGCGAAAGCGCAAAATCGCTATTTAAAACGCCGCCAACTGAGTTAGTAGATTCTAGAACTTTAAAACCTCGTAAAGATAAAAAAGATAGTTTTATGCCAGCCAGATATATTATGATAACAGGAGACCCAAGATTATCGCCAAATAATGATTTTGAGATTAAAGCTATTACAAATGACGATAATAAAAAGGGCGATAAAATTAAAGTTGTTCTTATCTCACAAGCAGGTTCAGAAGGCGTTGATTTTAAGTTTTTAAGACAAGTACATATCATTGATCCATGGTACAACATGAATAGAATTGAACAGATTGTTGGAAGAGGAGTCCGAAATTTCAGTCACAAAGATTTAGATTTTGAAAAAAGAAATGTTTTAATATTCATATATGGAACAATATTGGAAAATAATGAAGAAGAGTCGGCTGATTTATACGTTTATAGAGTTGCTGAGTACAAGGCCGTTCAAATGGGAAGAGTTAGTCGTTTATTAAAGGAAACATCAGTTGATTGTATAATTAATCATGATCAAGTAAATTTTACACAAGAAAATATTGAAAAAGAGATAACAAAAAAAGTAGAACAGTCATTGTCAAATGGTATGGTTATAAAAGATTTTAAAGTGGGCGATATTCCTTATTCCGCTGCGTGCGATTATATGGCGGATTGTGAATATAAATGCCAACCTGAAAAAGAAATAAATTTTGATGATTCATCAAAAACGCGAATTGATACGTATAATGAGGCTTTTATAGTAATGAATTCTGAAAAGATTTTGCAAAAAATTAGAAAGTTATTCAGCGACAAATTGGATGGAAAATTTTTCTTTAAAAAAAGTGATTTAATGCGCAAAATAAATACGCCAAAAGCGTATCCAATGGTTCAGATATATTCCGCATTAACACAATTAATAGAAGATGCTAATGAACCTATTATGGATAAATATGGAAGAACTGGACATTTGATTAATATTGGCGACTATTATTTGTTTCAACCAAGCGAATTAAATAATCCTCATGCAACTATTTATGAGCGCTCAGTTCCCATTGATTTTAAACATAGTATGGTGAAATTTGACATAAAATCAAACCTATTTAAAGACGACAAAGAACCCCCTTTTGCAATAGAACATACCGAAAGAGAAAGAGAATCAACTGTGAAAGAAGCTCGTCCTAAATTGGTGGAAAAAGAACCTCATATTGTAACTGAAATAAAGAAAAATTTTGACTTGACAATGTCATTTGCAAGAACCACTGAATTAGTTCCAAGAGGAGATGATGATTGGTATAAACACTGTGGAGTAACTATAAGAAAACTCATTAAAAATGGAATTGTTACATCGCCGGATGCTCTTGAATTTTTGGTTGAACACATAGTTGATATACTTGACTACAATGACAAATTGCAGTTGATAAAATATATATATTCGTTTGATTCATTTGAAGAAAATACATTTGAATATTATGTAAAAAGGTATCTTGATAAAAAACTTATTAAAACGGATCGTTTAACAAGTATTATATTATTCTCTGGAGACAAAATCCACGTTATGATATTGAAGGATAAAAAATGGCATCAAGCAGAACCAGAAGATGAGAGAGAAATTGCAATGGAAACGGTGGCAAAAATGGATTACATGAAATATGAGTTGAACAATCTAATTGGTTTTATTGGTCAAGACCAGAAGAATAGATATTTGATTTTCAAGGTAAAAGACATGGAAGCAAAAAGAAATACTGGAGCCAGATGCGATGAAGCAGGAAAACCTAAAAAGATTGCAGTTTTAATAGAGTTGCTTGGTCAAGAGTTATTTGATAAATATACACAAGGAACAACAAAGGGAATGGTTCAAGGCGAGTTGTGCTCATTGCAAGAATTGTTGTTTAGATATTATAATAAAACTAAAAAAAACAATAAATTGTGGTTTTTTGATTTTGAGACGGCAATGTTATCTAAAAAGGAATTAAAAATATAAATAAATTAATGAAAAAACCTCAAACATGCAAAATAAATTGTTAGGCCCTAACAATTTATTAAAATATAAAATTGAAATTGAAATAAAAAGATAAATGTATAATATATACATTCATGGAGGCTGTTCAAAAACCAAAATACAAGAAGAAGCAATCAATTGAAAATAATATATTGTTTTCAAGGGCATTAATTACTCGCAGTATATCACTGCCCATAATAAATATTGGTAAGAATGTTCAGCAGACTATTGAATGGTATATTATAGAAAATTTTGAGGGGAAGTGTGTAGTGGAAGGATTTATTAAGGTTGGGTCGTGCAAGATTGTAACACACTCCAGTGGACTAGTGAAAGGAACGAATATTGGGTTTGAAGTTGCATTTGAGTGTAAGATTTGCTGCCCTGTAGAAGGTATGTTGATTCAATGCGTCGCAAAGAATATTACAAAGGCTGGAATTCGCGCGGAAAGTTTAGATGAGACTCCTTCGCCAATTGTTGCTTTTATTACTAGAGATCATCATTACATGGTGCAATACTTCTCAACCATTGAGGAGGGAACTAAATTCACTGCAAGGGTTATTGGTCAACGATTTGAGTTGAATGACAAGTATGTTAGCGTTATTGCTGAGTTAGTTGAGCCCAAGAAGGATTATGCTACAATGGGAATGAACAAAGAACCATCAAAACCAAAACTAGTTATTGAAGAAGATTAGAAAAATGCATTTGTTAAAAAATCTATATAAAGACACAAGGTAAATATACCGTGCATGACAACCTGGCCGAGTGGTTAAGGCGACGGATTACTAACCCGTTGGGATCTTCCCGCGCAAGTTCGAATCTTGCGGTTGTCGCACCTCCTTATTAGATAAGGCATAAAAAAATTGATAATTTTTAATTACATTAAAAATGTAATTAAATCTAAAATGACGCATGTATTAAGACTTGTTTTACCGGCGTGTATTGTTGATGTTATTAAAGAATTTACAGGCGAGGCTTGTTGGCGGCGCGGAAAATTTATTCACATTCACCGCATTCCTCGCAACGATTACAGATATGAGATGTTGCGACGGCGGCCAAAAATTAAGCAATTAAACTATGATCCTATTGGAGATTTAAAGGCTGGTTGCACTTGGTTCAAGCTTCCAAATAATAAGTTTGTTGTTATAAATGTTTTAAATGGTCGTTGTTGGATCAACGACCATTATGAGGTAGGTGACTTTTGGGAGATGCGTTACAATGGCAAAAAACTTATTTGTTACGTTTAAATAATAAACAATAAAAAAATAAAAATTAACTAAAATCATGCAAACAAGCTTAAAAATATTTTTTTAATGATATAAAATAATGTTATCAGAGTCATCGCATGAGTTTAACGAATTGGATTCAATCAGAGAAAAAATTGAATCTATGCCAAAATTTAACCAAGTGGAAATATTGCGAATTCTTAGCAAGAATGATTCAGTTATATTGAATGAAAACAAATATGGCACGTTTATTAATTTGACCGAGTTGCCGGATGCAATGATTGATAACTTGAAGACATACATCAATTATGTCAATACACAAGAGGTCCACTTGAACTTTCTTGAAAAGCAAAAGGAAGATTTTAAGAATATATACTTTGCGAAAGATAATAAAGATAATTCAGGAAAAAATAAATATGCATAGCGTAGCAAGTACAATGTCAATCAATCAGGAAAAAAAACAGGATTATAATCATGTAGTAAATGATTTACAGGATTATATGTTAACAAGCAAACTTATTGCAAAGCATTCCTCGTGTCTAAAATCGGAGCAAAAGGTCGCAAAACCGGTTCAACCCCAACCTGAAAAGAAGGTTCAAGAACAATTTTTTTATCCAAAGGAGAAGGATCAGCTTTTTTGGTGTTATTTTATTATCCAAAATGGATTTTCCAAGTATGAATACCCAGGAACAACAAGCTTTGTTAATGAAAAAGAGGAAAAATTTAGGTGCATTGAACACATGCGAAATAATAAACAACAATTGAAAACAAAAAAAATAAAGAATATTAGGGAAGACGTGGAGGATGAATTGGCAAATAAACAGTTCATTGGAATGAAGACGTTTATTGCTCTTTGCATTGCAAACAACATTAATATTATGTATATCCACAAGCGAAAATGCTTTGAATTAGTTTGCGATGATCAAATGCCAATTCATGTTGTGCATTGCATAAATAATAAGGATTCATCTGCTTGCAATTATTGTTATGAATTGAATCCGACGGCTGAACAATTGGAGACCTATCGCAATACATTGTTCAAGTGGGAAAGTGTTGAGAAGCCATTAAAGGCTATGAGTGCATATAAATTGGAAGAATTGATTGAATTGTCGCAAAGAATGGGTCTAGGAGACAATTTAAGCAAAAAAACAAAAAAGGATTTGTATGAGGGATTAATTCAGAATTTATAATAACATTATAATATAATATAAATATGTTTGGGATAAGAACAAGATCAAAGTCACCAGATCCAGAACCAGAATCAGTAGCAAAAAAGGCAACGGCAAAACCAAAAAGAGGAGCAGCGGCAGCAGCGCCACAACAACAAGCACCAGGAGGAGTGGCTGCAGCACCATCAAGTCAATCACCAGTGCCAATAGTAAATATAGACGGTTTTAAACAAATATTAGCCAATGCCTCTGTTGCGGATACTAAACACGATTTTCATAAGAATTTTCATGGAATCAAAAAATGGCTGGAACAAGCAACTATTACAAGAGAATACAACAATGGGTTGCCTAATCCAGGATTTAATGCAGTAACTGACGAAGAAAATGTGCTATCGAGCGTTATAAGCAACCCAGAAGGTTACAATCCTGTGCATAATCTAGACCCAACAATTTCAACTGTTACTGGATTAACCTACAATGTTAAAAGAACAGTGGTGAGGCCACCTAAAGTAAAAACAACAATTAAAAAACTTATAAAAAAATTAGTACCAGGTAGAAAAGAACCTGTAGACCATTCTAGAGAATACATTGGTGCAAAACAATTTACGACAGAATTAGACATAGAAGATCATTCTGCATTTATAATTGATTTTGCTGCAGTTAGTATTGATGAAATATTAACAAGTTCTTCGACTCAGGAGTTTGAAGCTGGAGCCCAAAAAACAATATATTACGTCTTTGATTCGGAAGTTGAAAATGATCCTGCGCCTAAAACAAGAACTGATAATCCGATGTTTAAAAGAGTTGGAGCGGCAAAGACTGGACACAATCTTGTTTCGTGCAGTCCAATGGATTTAACTGGAAAAAATAATTACTATTATAAGTGGCTTGGTGGAACTACAAGTGCATATAATCAGTTTTATAGCAAATATAATTTTCAATTGTCTTCATTAAATGAGATTAAAAAGGGGAAATCATATTCATATACAACAAATCTTAGAATTACCGATACAACTGGAAAATTTGACACAAAACCGATTATGGATAGCAAGCTCGCAAATAGCATTACTTCAATATCATCTTTAATAAAAAGTGTTCAGAATTTCTTTTCAAAATCTGCCCCTCCGGCTGCCAAAATTCCTGAAAATACTTTTACTATGAACACTAGTTTTCAGCAAAAACGCTCAGGCGATTGGTTGCAAGTTTTGTTGTGTTTGCTTGTTCTTCAAAGAAGATACAAAAATTCTAATGATCAGACGTATCAAGACATTCAAAAACAGTTTGATGAAATATATTTTGTTACACACGACAGAATTGCCATGGCATTCGCTCTTTTATTGGGAATAAACGTTATTTTTACGCATGGAGACTCGCAACAGGCGTTTTCCTTTAAAATTCAAAATGCTCAACAAAAAACTGAACGAGTTAATGCTAAATTTGATGAAATATTCGCAGCGGTTGTTACTAGAAATGAATTGGAACAACAGAAAACGCAATACATTAATTATAATCAGGCATATAGAGACACAATTTATGACGTTTTTGTTCCACAGTGCACTAATACACAAGCAATATTTCAACAATGTGACGAATTATACGGAGCAATTGAAGCTTCTAATCAGATGACGAATAAAGTATATGCAAGCACAAATTTTCTTAACGCAACAAGACAAATATTTAAACTTGCATTTCAACATTGTTATTTCAAGTTAATTTTCCCTAACATTCAAGATTTGGACGCAGAAATAAGGGGCATTGACGTAGATGCATTTAAAGATCAAATTAGAGCAGCAAATACTGAGGCGCTAAAACAAGAGTGCATTGATGATTACAATAAATATATTGGATATTTCAAAACTTGCGAAAACACGTTAAGTATGTATTTAAATCCACCTGTTACCACGCAAAGGAATAATCAATTGAAAGGCATTACAACAGCACCAGAAGTAGTTCATACTATGAACCCAAAATTTCAAATGAATGACATATTAAACAAATTAAGAAAAGAACCTAATTATAAAGCAGCAGATGTATGGACATGGGATATACCGCAAGGTCCGAGATATTATGAGCGAATTTTAGAAATAGTAACCGCTTCAGATTATAGAAATGACAAAAATTTATTTTTATATAACCTTAACAACTTAGATCCTGCTTGCAAACAAAAGATTTGCGAAACATATGCGTATTTTTATTCAGTAATTCCAACAATCGGCACCATTAGAGCTAAAGCGAGCGGCACAGATTACGTTAATAGACAGAAATTTACTAACATATCTCAATCATTTTGCGTGGAAGTTTTATTAAATTTAGCAATAACTCCACAATTTCCAATCGGAAACGCAGATACCATAATTGAGGGGTTTATTAAAAAGAGAGTTGCTGGCAATTTTTTAGACGTAGTGCGTCCATTTTTTAATGCTAATATAAATTATCATCCTCTTATCTCAGAGGTAAATGTAATAGCAGAAAATGGCAAAATAATACAACAACCTGAAACAATTATTAGTAGTGTAAATGCAAAAGACATAACCCCACAAGAAACTGCTTTGCAAACCGGTGGAGACAAATATTTAATAGATTTTACCCCAATAGTCCGCACGTCTTTTAATTTTGACACACACTCAAATGCAAATGTTTTTATAGAAGAAACTCCAAAAGAAGCAATTAAGGCATTGTTAAACATGCATTTAGGTTATAATACAGCAGATTCAATTGCCGCTTTTTCAATTCCAGCCACAGAATCAGAATTGCAGAGACAACTATCTGATATATATTTGGAACAAGCTGAAAC